CAAAGCATACACCCAAACGGGTGTTTTGCTCTATATTCCTCCATAGCTCAGTCGGTAGTGCGAGTGTACAGAAATGTACCCGAAACTATTACTTAGCCAGAGGAAAAACTAAATATGTTGTTTAAGTCCACTACCGGGGATTTAAGTAACAAAAAAGATTGCTCTTTATGCAATCTGAACAAAAATCTTTGAGTAAAATCAAAGAAAATTGTATAATCCTCCATAGCTCAGTCGGTAGAGCGCATGACTGTTAATCATGATGTCACTGGTTCGAGCCCAGTTGGGGGAGCCACAACAGAGTAGTCTTCTGACTACTCTGTTTTCTTTTTTATCTAAATATACTGCTAAATCGGGCGAGAAGGTGAGTGTTAAAAAAAGGCTCAATTTCAATAGTTGGGGAAATTCGGAAAATAGAATAATAATTACAAGCGACAGCGAATTAAGCTGTCGCTTGTTTTGTTGTAGAATTAATATGTTTATGAACATACGCCTGACTATAAATCTTAAAATATCACCGCGGGCATGGTGCCAAACTTTTTAATCTATCTTTTATTACATTGACATTTTCAACCATACAATAGACAATAATACATATATATGTTATGATAATCATATAACTAATTTTAAATGAGGAATACATAATGGTAAAACGTTCATATTATTCAAATGACATTCAAAGTTTTCTAAATCAAGATAATTACAGTATATTTGGCGAAATAACAACGAATGACCAGTTTTCTGCTGAGGACTTACAAAAGAATACTTGGAATAGAGAAATTGAAATTTTGAAGCGAGAGTTATCTCAGTTTTTAGATGGACATATTATATTTGAATATACCATTCCACGAATAGGTAATCGAATTGATAATATTGTTATTTATAAAGGAATAATTTTTCTGTTAGAATTTAAAGTTGGTGAAAAGAAATACCCTTCATATGCTATTGAACAAGTAACTGACTATGCTTTCGATTTAAGTTGTTTTCACAAAGAAAGTCATAACAGACTTTTAGTTCCAATTTTAATTTCCACTAAGGCTCACAGCGTAAAACAAGAAATTCGGATTTCAAAAGATAATGTTTTAGAAACGATTTGTTGCAACGAATACGAAATTGCCAAATACATAACAGAAGTTTCTTTAAAATTTATTCAGGATGGAATCATACCTAATGATTGGATTAACTCTCTTTATATGCCAACACCGACGATTATAGAGGCTGCACAGGCCTTGTATCTCGGTCACAATGTTGAAGATATTTCGAGAAATGATGCAAGTGCGAAAAATCTTAATCAAACTACTAAAGCGATCAATAAAATTATAGATTATAGCAAAGCTCATAACAGAAAATCAATTTGTTTTATTACAGGTGTTCCGGGTGCAGGAAAAACTCTTGCAGGTCTTAATATAGCTGTAGAAAGGCAGAAAATAGCTGAAGATGAGCATGCTGTATTTCTCTCGGGCAATGGGCCGCTTGTTGATGTTTTACAAGAAGCACTTGCTCGTGATGATGCAAAGAGAAATCATATTTCAAGAAAAGAAGCCTTCAGAAAGGTAAAAGAATTTATACAAATTATTCATCATTTTAGGGATGACGCAATATCTGTTGATACTCCTCCTGTTGAAAAAGTTGCAATTTTCGATGAAGCTCAACGAGCTTGGGACGAACAAAATTTGACTGATTTTATGAAAAAGAAGAAACATATTGAAGATTTTAATATGTCAGAACCTGAATTCCTGATTAGTATATTAAACCGTCACAATGATTGGGCAACAATAGTATGTTTAATCGGTGGCGGTCAAGAAATCAATAAGGGTGAATCGGCCGGTATTTATGGATGGTTTGATTCATTGAGAAATAATTATCCAAACTGGGACATTTATGTTTCAGATAAAATCACTGATGACGAATATTCCAAAGGCCATAATTTTGCCGAAATGACGAAAAATATGAATGTAAACATAATTGAAGATTTGCACTTAGCCGTTTCGTTACGTTCATTCAGAAGTGAAAATGTTTCAAATTTTGTAAAGGCTCTTCTTGATGTTGATATTGATACTGCTAAAAGATTGTATGAGCAGTTTAACAATGATTATCCTGTCTTTGTGACTCGAAATCTAGACAAAGCAAAACTATGGGTTAGAAGTCAGGCAAAAGGATCGCAAAGATATGGGCTTACTGCAAGCTCAGATGCCAAAATACTCAGAAAATACGGTATATGGGTTCAAAATAAAATTGAAGCCACGAATTGGTTTTTAAACGGTAAAAACGATGTTCGTTCATCATTTCATTTAGAGGAAACCGCAACAGAATTCGACATTCAAGGTCTTGAACTTGATTGGACAATTGTTTGTTGGGATGCAGATTTAAGATTTGAAAACGGTGATTTCAAACATCTGAAATTTGTTGGCACAAAATGGCAAAATATAAAATCTGCAGATAATATCCTTTATTTAAAAAACGCTTATAGAGTCCTCCTGACGAGGGCAAGACAGGGATTTGTTATTTTTGTACCGACAGGTGATGAAACTGATATGACCGCAAAACCGGAATATTATGACGGAATTTACCGGTATTTGAAAAGTGTAGGAATCAAAGAATTGGAATAACATTATCGTTCAGAGGCTGAATTTGAAGTAAATAATATAAGATACTCACGAAAAAGGAATGTTTAAGGCGCTACTTTTATAAAAACTTGCTTTGCTATTAAACTCCAAAACCCTGCCTGTATTTCTAATAGCACTATTTGCCGCCGCATAAACCTTTTGTTTCTCGTTTTTCCAAACAGCTTTTTGAGAGGTACTTTTACCAAATCCGTAAACTTGCGAGCGTGAACCGTCAGGAAGTAATCCTGTTCTTTTACAAAAGCCATTCAGTTCTGACTCCTGCCGTTTCAACTTGCTTGAATAGTGGCTGAAAATTTTTTCTAATTTTTGTAATAGCTCTTCATCAGAGAGGTTATTCAAAGCCTCATCACAAGCGGCAAGTGTTCTTTTGGTTGTCCTGATTTTGCGTTCAAAAGCTCTTTGCTGTTGTTCTGCTTCGTAAAGCGTGTGCATTGAGCCGTCGGGATACTCAATGTTTTTAGCATTAAGTTCTTCGATGTCTTTTGCCGAGTACATTCGAGCAGAACCCTAAGAGCTTTTCTGTAAAATATCTGTAGAGCATATTTTCTCCTCCGTTTCAGGTTTTTAAGCAATTCCTTTTAACGGATCTTGGCAAAATATGCTCTACTTTTTTTGCTTTTTATTTGCAGCTCTTTTTCTGCCCTAACTTTTATTATAGAGCAATATTTGAAATAGAAGGGCGTTGATGAGGGTTAAGGTTACGCTCCGCAAGTAATTGGCGGGGCAGAAATCTTTTGATTTTAAAAATGTATAATACAACATACTGATAGTAGTATGTTATACTACGCAAAATATATAGAAAGTATACCAAAATTGTACAATTGAATAAAATATACTAAAAATAAGGATAAAATAACTTAAAGATATTGAAAATAACTACAGCGTGTGCTAAAATTAGACAAAAGAAAAGGATTCGGAAAACCGAATCCTCAAATCACACACTGTGATGGTTGCCTAAGCAACGGATAGAATTAATTTTTATTTGAACTCATAGTGTAAATCCAATAAGGTAATTAGATTATCTTAATAATATTACAAAATAAATACTTTGTCAATAGAAAAGGAGGAAATTTATGAAGAATTTTAATGACGATTATTATGCAGGATTTGATATAGGAACGGATTCTGTCGGATATGCAGTAGCCGATACAGATTACAATCTTTGCAAATTTAAAGGCAATGCTATGTGGGGTGTTGATCTGTTTGAGGAGAGTAATTCAGCTGCCGAGAGAAGAACTCTTAGATCGGCACGAAGAAGAGGTTTGAGAAAAAGAAACCGTATTGAATGGCTGCAAATGCTTTTTGATGAGGAGATTTCAAAAGTTGACAATGCTTTTTTTCAGAGATTAAAAGAAAGTTGTCTGTATCTTGATGACAAATCATCGAATGTTCCGTATGCGGTTTTTGCAGACGGTAATTACACCGATAAAGAATTTCATACAGACTACCCTACAATATATCATCTTAGAAAAGAATTGATTAAGAGCTCACAACCACACGATATAAGACTTGTATATCTTGCGTTACATCATATTATAAAACACAGGGGACATTTCTTATTTGATAATATGGGGTCTGATTTTGAAAGTGAATCCTCGTTTGAAACTCTTTTTGACGATTTAAAACTTTACTTAAAAGAAGAATATGAAATTGAATTTGAGTGCAATGATTCGTTAAGATTTTCAGAAATATTAAAGGACAAAACATTGAAGAAAACTGCAAAATCGTCCGAATCGTACAAGCTTTTCGGTTACAGTAAAAGAAATAATCCATATGAAACCGCTTTGATAGATTTGATGTGTGGCAGAAATGTTGAATTTTCCGATATGTTCGGTGATAAGTCGTTTGACAGTGAGGAAGTAAACGGTATTACCTTTGAAAGCGGTTATGACGATAATGAAAATACATACCGTGATTTGTTACAAGAAAAGTTTGAACCTATCGAAAAAGCAAAGGCGGTTTATGACTGGGCAATTCTTGCAGATATTTTGAACGGTGAAAAGTATATTTCCTTTGCCAAAGTCAAAACATACGAAGAACATAGTTCAGATTTGAAAATACTCAAAAAATTTGTCAAGGAAAGATGTAAGCCATTATATGACGAAATCTTTAGAATTACAAAGGACAAGCTTGATAACTATACGGCATATTGCGGAAAGTACAAAGAAAACGGTAAAAACGGTGTTATTATATATCGTCCTGATGTAGATCCTCAAGACAAATTTTGCAAATATCTGAAGAAAAAGTTTGAAAAGCTTGACAAAACAGGCTATGAAGAAATGTTTGATAAGATTGAAAACGGCACATTTATGCCGAAAATTGTCGTAAAAGACAACGGCATTATTCCTATGCAGGTGAATAGGAGTGAGCTGAAAGCAATTCTGAAAAATGCTTCAACTTATCTTGAATTTCTTAATAAAAAAGATGAAAACGGAATTTCTGTAAGTGACAAGATAGTCAAAATTTTTGAATTCAGAATACCGTATTATGTAGGTCCGCTGAATAATCACAGCCTAAAATCCTGGCTTGTCAGAAGTGATGAAAAAATATATCCGTGGAATTTTGACAGTGTTGTTGACATAGAGCAATCGGCAGAGAATTTTATAAATAATCTGACTTCAAAATGTACATATCTTCCAACGAAGGATGTAATACCTAAGAATTCGATTTTATACAGTGCTTTTACGGTTCTTAATGAACTGAATAATTTAAGACTTGACGGAAAAAAGCCTGATGTAAGTCTTAAACAGGCAATATTTAATGACTTGTTTATGACGCATAAAAAGGTCAGAAGAAAAGATTTGCTAAATTATCTAAAAAGCGAAAAAGGTATTACGCCCGATATTACAGGCATTGACGGTGATTTTAAGTCAAGTATGCGTTCCGCAATTGAAATGTCACAGTTTAATCTGACCGACAGCGAAAAAGAGGACGCTATAAAAGCTATAACTGTATTTGGCGATGATAAAAAACTTTTAAGAAAGCGTTTAAAAAGGCAGCTCGGTTCAAAATTATCGGATGAAGATATAATGAGAATTTCTAAACTCAAATACAAGGATTGGGGAAGATTATCAAAGGAGTTTCTTACCGAAGTTTATAATGTCGATAAAAATACAGGCGAGTTGCAATTTAACATTATCCATGCACTATGGCAGACAAATGATAATCTTATGGAGCTGCTTGGCTCAAAATACGGTTTTGAACAGAGCAGACAAAACTATCTTGACGGTATTCAGACAGGGCAAAGCCTTGAGAAAATGGTGGAGAATCTCTATATTTCTCCTGCGGTAAAACGACCTGTGTATCAGTCTTTGAAAATTATGCATGAAATCAACAAAATTCAAGGTCATGCACCTAAAAAGATATTTGTTGAGATGACAAGAAAAGACGGTGTGAAGGGCGACAAAGGCCGTAAAGAGTCAAGAAAGACCAAGCTTGTAGATTTATATAAAAAGTGCGGTGAGGATTCGGGCGAACTCTGGGAATCTCTTGAAAAAACACCTGATGATGAATTTAAAAGAGACAGACTGTATTTTTACTATACTCAATTCGGCAAGTGTATATACACGGGAGAACCGATAAATCTGTCGGAATTGTACAATCAAAACATTTACGATGTGGATCACATTTTCCCTCGTTCAAAAGTTAAAGATGACAGCCTTGATAACCGTGTCCTTGTAAAGAAACAGGTTAATGCTCACAAGGATAATACATATCCGCTTGACAGTTCAATTCGTGAAAAGATGAAAGGCTTCTGGCATTTGCTTATGGACAAAGGTCTTATTAGCAAGAAAAAGTACGAGAGGCTTACAAGGGCAACTCCGCTTTCTGACAGCGAACTTTCAGATTTTATTGCAAGACAGATTGTTGAAACATCTCAATCGACAAAAGCAGTTGCGTCACTTTTTAAAGAATTGTATCCCGATACTGAAATTGTGTATGTAAAAGCGTCAACGGTTTCTAAATTCAGACACAAATATGATTTCTTAAAATGCAGAGAAGTAAACGATTTTCACCATGCAAAAGATGCCTATCTAAATATTGTTGTCGGCAATGTGTATAACGAACGCTGTACACACAACAAATCCATATTTATAAAAGGTTTGCAGACTAAAAAATACAGTCTTAACAAAATGTTCAGCTTTAATACACCGAACGCATGGTCAATTGATGATAATAAGTCAATCAAAATTGTCAGAAAGACTATGAACAAGAACAATATCCGTTTTACAAGGTATGCATTCACCAAAAACGGCGAACTTTTCAAGAGAAAACCCCTTAAAAAAGGAAGAGGACAGGCTCCATTAAAGCAGAACTCTCCGCTTTCGGATATCAGTAAATACGGAGGTTATGACAGGCCGACATCCTCATATTTTTCATTTGTGAAATATGAGGGTAAAAAGGGTAAAGAAATGCGTCGTCTTGTGGCAATTGATTCTTACATTAAGGCTCGGTATGAAGCGAACCCTGAAAAATATCTGAGTGAAAATCTTGGATTGAAAAATCCTGTGGTTCTGATTCCCGTCGTAAAATATAATGCCTGCATTGAAATTGACGGTTTCAGAATGCATATAAGTGCAAAAACTGATAAGCGAATACAATACAAACCCGCTATGCAATTAACGGTTAGTTACGATACAGAAAAATATATAAGAAATATTGTTAAGTTGAATTCAAAGCCTGAAAATTACAATATTACAGAGCTTGACAAAGTGAGTGCCGATGAGAATTTGAAGTTGTTTGATATTTTAACCTCTAAAATGACGGATACAATTCTAAAAGTTAAATTCGGTGATATGGGTGTTAAAATCGCATCTCACCGTGATGCTTTTGAAAAATTGGATGTAAGAAAACAATGTTTCGTTCTTGCAGAAATACTTAAAATCATACATTGCAATATATCAGAGGGAAATTTAAGATTTATAGGAGGAGCAAAACAGTCAGGCTCAATTAAAATGAGTTCTGTCATATCAGGAATTAAAGGTGTAAAGTCGATTTATCTTGTTCATCAGTCGGTAACAGGTTTGTTTGAGAAGAAGATTGATTTGTTACATATGTAAGTTATCAGAAAAGAGGATATTTAGATGAGTTGGAGAACGGTAGTAATTACGAAAACATCCAAGCTGGATTACAGCATGGGACACCTTGTTGTGCGTGATGTTGAAAGCACGGTAAAGGTGCATATAAGTGAAATATCCGTGCTTGTTATTGAAAGTACAGCTGTTTCGGTTACTGCCGCTCTCCTTTGTGAGCTTGTGCTGCGAGCTTTCTAAGGAAAATGATTATGATTTTCAGTTCTGCGAAAGTATCGAAACAATGGCATTAGTAAAATTGTTTTCATTTGCGCCTGCAGATGCCTCGGATGATAATGTCGGTCATCTTTTAAGATATTTCAAACTTATGAAAGAGTATCTTGGAATAAAGTGTTTTATTGTTCAAAATCTGCATATTTATCTTGATGACAGTGAATGTGAAAATCTTTTGGAATCCGCCGTTATGCACGGTATATATTTGCTTAACATTGAAAACTCAGTGCCGAAAGAAGTTTCTGAATACGAAAAACTTGTTGTGATTGATAATGATTTATGCGAATTTTATTGACAATCATTATACAAATGTTATAAAATATCCTTATAGATTTGCCGTGCACAGTATAGTGGGTGCATTTTATTCCCAATTTGAGGGTTTGAGAATAGTGTAAATCTATAAGGTAGTAAAACTTACTGTGCTTGCAGAGGTCAAAGTTAATCCGTTTGAGAATAGTGTAAATCTATAAGGTAGTAAAACGATTGACCGTAAACGCAAGACAAGGATTAGTTTGAGAATAGTGTAAATCTATAAGGTAGTAAAACGGTCAAGTTCTTCCCACCAAGTAATAGCTAGTTTGAGAATAGTGTAAATCTAATTAGAGTACAAATTTTACTCGTGGACTGTGAAAAAACAGCATTGCAAAAAACAATATGGCACATAACCGTTATCACTTTCGGTTATGTGCCTTTTTATGTGCCTTTTGTAGTTTAATAAGTTTGTTAAGAATACCACGATTGATTACAGTCCAAAACAAGGAAGATTTCAGTGCGTTAATTTCCAAAGTGAGTTCCACCATGAAAGTTACTTTGGGGATTAACTATTTACTTTTTTGTTTAAGTTTGCGGTAAATATGAATTGTATAATCCATTTTATTGTGTTATTATGTAGTAAAATGGTGTGCAACATTAGTGTTTTGAAAAAATTATGTTGCTGAAATTAAACTTGAAATAACTGACGGGTGGCATATGGTTCGCAAAGTTGACAAAACAAAGCTTCTGACTGTTGTCGGGATAATTATATTCCTGTTTGGAGGTGCGGTGAGAATTTTTTCTCATCTTACTTCCTCGGCGGACAATTATATTGAAAATTTTGATGTTATTATCTTTTCGGGGCTTATTATAGGCTGGGGTGTGTCTGTTGCATATCGCATTGTTCAGAAGAATATACGAATCTGCCTTGTGATATCTGCGGCGCTTATGCTCTTGTGGATGGCTCTTCGTGCCATAAAATACAACAGCCCTGCCGACATCAACACATACGGACGATATCTTTGGTATTCATATTACATAGCAATGGTGTTTTTGCCGCTTATGATGTTTTTTGCAATGCTGAATATCGGTAAGCCCGAAAATACAAATAACCGAAAATATCTTTTGATTATACCTGCCGCCGTTCTTGTGCTGCTTGTTATGACGAACGATTTTCATCAGCTTGCTTTTGTATTTGAACCCGATTTTCACAATTGGAACAAACAATACAGTTACGGTCCTGTTTACTATGTAATTGCAGTGTGGATTTTTATACTTGTACTTTCGTCAATTGTGCTTTCAATAAATCGATGCAGAATTTCCGCAACACGCAAAAAGCTGTGGATTCCGATTGTAATAATTCTTGTCGCAATAATTTACACACTCTGGAATAATCTGAATCACGGATATTCGGGACTTAGAATTTACAATGTTCCCGAGGTGTTCTGTTTTGCTTCAATTGCTCTATGGGAAAGCCTTATTCAGATAGGTCTTGTGCCGTCAAATACGGGTTACGGCGATTTTTTCAATGCGTCAAATCTTAACACTCTCATATTTGACAATGAGGGCAATGTGAAATACCGCTCAAAAAACGCAACAAATGTTTCAAAAGATGTTGTTCTGCAAAACGGTAACAGTGTTGTGATTGATGAAAATATAATTCTTAAAAAGCATAATATAAAAGGCGGTAAGGCAGTTTGGACGGAAGATATATCGGCAATTAACCGAATTAACAGAGAACTTTCGGAAGTAAAAGAGCAGATTTCGGAATACAATGTAATCTTAAAATCAGAGGCAGAGCTGAAAAAACGAAGAGCGGCAGTAACCGAACAGAACAAGCTCTATGACAGTATAACCGAATTTATCCGTCCTCAGCTTTGCGACCTTGAAAATATACTCAAAAATATTGAAAACAACAGGGGAGATATTTCGGTTAATTATGCCGGTGCCTGTGTTGTTAATGTCTACATCAAGAGAATAAGCAATCTGCTCATTATGGCAAAAAACAGAAAAATGCTGAATGCTTTTGAGCTTGAAAACAGTATCCGAGAACTTGCCGAGTACATTTCTGTTTACGGAATTTCGTGTTCGTTTTTCAGTAATGTTTCGGGAGAAATTTCAGCCGAAAAAACGATTGCACTTTTTAAATTTATCGGGATTTTTATAAGGCATATAATTAACTGCACAGATGCGTTGCTGTTTAATTTAAAAGTCAATGACAGATTTATTGATTTAAAAATCAACTGTGACAGCAAAAATGAAATGAAAATTCCTGATGATTTACTTGACGATATTACAAAACTCGGCGGAAATGTCACCACGGAATATGACGCTGACACGCTGTTTGTGTTTGTTCGTATGCAAAGCGGAGGTGATGACATATGACATCTATCCTTGAAATGCGTTCGTTTGTTTGTGTTATATTGATGAGTGTGCAATTTGTTGTTGCCTGTGCGGCAATATACAACGCAACGCAATCTTTTCTTTATAAAATCAGGTTGTGGAAACCGATTTCAGCGGTTATAATTGCAGTAATCTCTTTGACAATGTTTTTGGTAAGCACTCATGTCTTGAGTAAAATATATTACGATAACCAAATTAATAAAATGGCTGAATTTTTTGGCAGAATGCCGTTTGCTCTGTCTGTCGGCATAACGGCATATTGTGCTGTAATGTCTGTGTACATAACGGTAAGGCTTCATCATTGCAGGAATACCGATATTACCGCAATGTCAATTAAAGAAAGCTTTGACGGCTTGCCGACAGGACTTTGCTATTTTGACGAAAACGGACTTGTTGTATTGAAAAATAACCTTATGGAAAGCATATGCCTTGAACTTACGGGTAAATCGCTTAATGTTGCAATGCCCTTCAGAGAGAAGATAAAAGAGGCTTCTCAATATGAAAATGACGGGGCATTTACAGTCAGATTAAAGGACGGCAGGGTTTTCAGCTTTTCGTTGTCGGAAACGGAAATTTTTTCAAAACAGTATTTTCAGCTTGCGGCAACCGATATAACAGAGTTTACAAAGCTTACATCAACCTTGGAATATGAAATAGGCGAGTTAAAAAAGGTTAATGCTCATCTGAAAAAATACAATGAAATGGTCTATGATCTGACAAGAGAAGAAGAAATTCTTCGCACAAAAGAGATAATTCATGACAGGCTCGGCAGTACGCTGATAACAACAAGAAGATATCTTGAAAACGGCACTCTGTCTGAAAATAACAGTAAATTACTTGAAATGTGGAAAAACAATATTTCTGTTCTGAATACCGCAGAGAATGATTGCAAAGACGAAAACTTTGTTAAGGATATTGAAAATGCCGCAAAGCTTGTCGGAATAACGCTTGAAACAGTCGGAAATCTTCCGACTGATAACAATGCGGTTGCACGGGTTCTGACTTTTGCAACAATGCAATGCCTTAACAATGCCGCAAGACACGCAAAAGCAGATAAAATGATTCTTGAAAGTCTTGACGACGGTGAAAAATATATTTTTAAATTTGCAAATAACGGCAGAAAACCGCCTCAAAAAATCAATGAGGGCGGCGGACTTTCTTCCGTAAGAAAAAAGGCGGAACAAATCGGCGGAAGCATGAAAATATCGACTTCCGAAATTTTTGTTCTTGAAATCACAATACCGAAAAGCGAGGTGCTGCAGTATGACAAGAGTGCTGATAGTTGAAGATCAGTCAATGCCGAGAACTTTATTTGAAATGTATGTAAACCAAAGCGAAAACTATACGCTTGCGGGCTCAATAAGTAATGCCGATATGACGGATTATCATTGTGAAAATTCCGATGTTGACCTGATTTTAATGGATATATGCACTTCAATGGGAGCAAACGGTCTTGAGGCGGCTGAAAGAATAAAAGCAAAGTTCCCGAAAATTAAGATAATCATTGTTACCTCAATGCCCGAATATTCCTATCTAAAGCGTGCCAAGGATGCAGGAGTTGACAGCTTTTGGTACAAAGAGGTAAGTTCCGAACCTATTATTGAACTTATGGACAGAACAATGAACGGTGAGCGTGTGTTTCCCGACACAACTCCCAAAATTAAATTCGGCAACGCAATGAGTACGGATTTTACCGAAAGGGAGCTTGAGGTTTTGCGTGAACTGACAAGCGGTGATACAAACACGGAAATTGCCAAAAGACTTTACATTGCTCCGGGCACTGTCAAGAACTATATACAGTATATGCTTGAAAAAACAGGCTTTAAGTCAAGAACAGAGCTTGCCGTAAAGGCAAGAGAGGCGGGACTTGTAATCCTTGACGATAGAATTAACGACAAATAAATACTTTTTTCTGAATATGTGCCGTTTGGCACATATTTTTTTGCTGTTAAAACAGTATAATACAATTACAGGATATAAACTGCTCAGACGGTGAATATCTTTTGTGCAAAACGCTATCTTTGTCCGATTAATAATCAAAGACAAAGGTGCATAAAATTTATTATTTAATGACAGGAGGAAAAACTATGGAGGCAAAAGGTTCAACTTTTCTTAAAGTAACGGGAATCCTTATGATTGTATTTGGTGCTATTGCATTGATTGTATCAATCATCGCCATTCTCGGTATCGCCGCACTTGCAGCTTTTAACGACGGTACATACGATATGACTATGCTTTATGTCGGCGGCGTTTTCGCACTTATCAGTGCGGTTGCTGAGTTTGTTGCAGGTATTATCGGCGTTATCAACGCAAAGCTTCCGCACAAGGCAAATACATGTATTGTATGGGGCGTTGTTGTTGCGGTTATGTGTATTGCAGGCGAAATTATCAGCATGATAGGCGGATCACAGTTCAATGTATTCTCTCTTATCTGCGGTCTTGCTATCCCTGTACTTTACATTATAGGCGCTGTTAAGAACAAAGCATAATTATTTTATTATTTTCCCCCCTTTTAATTACCCACCGTAAATATTTTTAGCACAAGGTCACAGCTGTCCGAACAATCGGGCGGCTGTGCTTTTTTTGTTTATGTTGTGAAATATGCCGTTTGGCACATTCATATTTTATCGCAAAATTGTACAATATAAGTGAAAGATATAGGTGAAAAGGGGTGATGTCCGTTGAAGAAAATTTTGCTCAGTGTTCAGAATAATTTGCTCAGTGAGGCTATTCAAAATGCCCTTGTAAAGAAGGGAAGATTTTGTATTGAGAATGTTTCACCGAATCAAGACGGGAAAATTCTTGATTTGTGCATTGCAGAAAGAGTTGATGTTTTACTTATGGATGTCACAAGACTTGCCGATTCAACTATTGAGAAACGGCTTGAGCTTTGTGGAAAAGTAAATGAATATCTGCCAAGCTGTAAAACGGCTCTGCTCTGTGACGAACAGACATATCCCGACCTTGCCGACAGGGTTAAACAGGCAAAACAATTCGGAAAAATAAGCTCGTTTTTTTATTCATCCGTAACGGCAGATTATCTTGCCGCCGCACTTGACGCACTTTAAAAAGGAGGTACTGTTTATGGGTATATTTGACAGCTTAAAAAATATGACAAATCAGGCTGTAAAAAACAATGTTTCAAAGGCCGTTTCGGGAGCGGTAAACAATGCGATGCACAAAAGCAAAACATTTGTATTTGCCGATTATCCGAAAAATGCAGATGAACTCAAAAAAATGCCGGAGCTTGACTTTTCGTCACCTCTTTCAACAGCGGCATTTGCAATGCTTGTGTTGCTTGAATATGATGAAAGTCCGGAAAACACAATAGAAATGCTTAATGTATTAAAAGGACCTCAGCCGATGAACGGGATGGATGTTCAGTTTTTGCGTGACAGAATCAAGGGCAGGGGATATATTCCTCGCTCATATTTTGAGGGTTCATCCGTGAAGAACGATTATACACCGAATGTTCCGTACAAAATAACCGTTTCCGAGTATGCATATACCTATCAGAGCGAGGGTTATGCAAAGGTTCAGGTTCAGTCGTCGGGAGCAGACTCACCTCGTCCGATTGAGCTTCGCAGAAAGGGCAATCAATGGTTCTTATGGCGTAATCTTGCACTCTCTGACATACGAACTCCGGCTTCGGTTGATCCTTGGGCATGAAGGAGGGATTTTTATGAAAATCAAGAAAAAAGTAAAGCGTATTTCGAGTGTTGTTTTATGCTTTCTCATGCTGTTGACAACACTTCCTATGACAGCCATAACCGCAAATGCGGCGGCTCAGGCTTATATCAAATATATCGACACCGAGGTTTACATAGGAGATGTCCTTAACATTATCGTGGGAGTAAACGGCGGCAGTACAGGCGAAACCTTTACCTATCAATGGCAGGCAAAATATCCGAGCCTAAACTGGGTTAACCTTTCCGATAAAACCGACAGACCCAACTCGAAATTTTCGGGTGTTTTTACAGACCATCTTAAATTTCAGACCTACGCAGAACTTGTAGGACCTGACTCAGGGTGGAAAGATGTTGTCTTTAGATGTAAAGTAACGGGTTCAAAGAGCGGTACTTTTTATTCGGGAAAATGTAACTTTCCGGGACTTCTTGAGAAGACAGAAATTCCTATAATTGGATTTTTAGGCTTGGAGAAACCTGAACAGCGGAAAATCCCCTCAACTACGGCAACCCCGATAAACAGCACTTACTACAGTTTTGATTATATTGAGTGGTATGAGTACAAAAACAACAAAGTTAGCAGAAAGCTCAACGACGGAGAAGCTTTTGACAGCGGTATGTATTGTTGTCAGCTATACTTTAATATGAACAGAGGATATGCGGTTGCCAAGAACGCAGTATGTGGCTTGTACAACGACGACGGTCAGGCGACAATTCTTCAGGATGAAACCACAGGTCAATATTATATTTGGGCATATTACGTTGTTGCAGATAAATCACCTTCATTTTCACATCAGTTCACTGAGGCAGAAATTATGAAAGGCAAAGAAGGAACTATATCGGTTACTGCCAAAAATGCCGCAAGCTATCAGTGGCAGATGAAAGTAAGGAGAAGCACAGGAAGATATGTGTGGCGCAACATAAGTGACAACTCATCCACATCAAACAAATTTTCCTTCAAGGGTACAAAAACAAATGCTTTGAGCATCAGACCGAATACGGATTTTGATGAAACTCATTTCAGGTGTGCTGTCACAGGTGAAAACGGTGATGTCATTTACAGTGTATCGGTTAAAGTTACGCAAAAGGTTAAGGCCCGTATTATACTGGATTTAAGAACGGGCGGCTTACCGGATGACACTATTACTGTTAAGTTTGATGAATACACTCCTGACGGCGTCTATAATGGCAGCTATACACATGAAACGGTAAACAGTAATGCAAAACCCTTATATGTGTATTATGAAACAGTTCCGGGCAAATATGTCATTACTGTAAGCAAACCGCAATGCGTAACACGGGTATATGAAGCGAATGTTGTTAAGAAAGATGTTAACCTTGTAGTAAAAATTACAGTTCCGTATGATGTCAATATGGATGGTGTTATTAATGTTGTGGACGCAACCTTGGTTCAAAAATACATTGTCGGGCTTGAAGAATTTGACGATTACACTTTTAAAATTGCAGACACAAACGGTGACGGCACAATATCAGTTATTGATGCTACAAATATTCAGAAGAAAATCGTGAATCTTTTGTAAAGGAGAAAGTTTATGGGACTATTTGAAAAGAAATATTGTGACCTTTGCGGTGACAAGGTAAACGCCCTCACAAGGCAAAAGCTTTCAGACGGTTATCTTTGCAGCGACTGTAAGCACAAGCTCAGTTCGCTTTCATCAGGCTGGAAAAACAGAACATTAGCAGATGTTAAAGCTCATCTTGAACAGCGTGAACAGAACAGACAGAAATATTCGGCATTTGTTCAGTCGGCAAGTGCCGGTACAAACGAAAAGCTTGTTGTAGATTTTAATAACAGAAAATTCTATTTTACAATAGGCAGAGATTTCAAAAACAGCAATCCTGAAATTTTTGATTTTTCACAGCTGCAGGACTTTTGGCTTGAGCTTGGATATACAACTCTGCAGGATTCCGACCGTGACGGAATTCCTGATGAGTATGACCGCTATGATAACCGTCAGGGCAGGAACAGCGGTTTTGGCAGTCAGTTTGATACAACAAACTCATTTTCGGGGCAAAATGGTATGCTTGATGTTCCGCTTGCACTTCAGCCGTATGTTCGTGATACAAACACATCGTCATCACCGCAAAGAATATCTTCTTTAAAAGCAAAATTTATCGTAAATCATCCGTTCATAACCGATATATCAATGTATGTTGATTCGTCAATCGGTACTGTAAGGAATGAGCTTATGAGAGCGTTTGATGACGGAATGCAGTTAATGAGACTGTGTGAACAAATAAGGAACGGTATGCAGAACAATATGGGCTATCAGCAAAGCGGAATGTCCATGCAGAACAATATGGGTTATCAGCAAAGCGGAATGCCTATGCAAAACAATATGGGTTATCAGCAGAACGGAATGCCCATGCAGAACAATATGGGTTATCAGCAAAGCGGAATGCCTATGCAAAACAATATGGGTTATCAGCAAAGCGGAATGCCTATGCAAAACAATATGGGTTATCAGCAAAGCGGAATGCCCATGCAGAACAATATGGGTTATCAGCAGAACGGAATGCCTATGCAGAGCAACACAGTAAATCAGCAAGTTTCACAGCCGTTTACTCCGCAAAATGCTGCGGCAATTGTTTGCTCGGCTTGCGGATATAAGCCTGACGGCAATCCGCCGAAATTCTGTCCGTTCTGCGGGGCTGCCATGACATAACCGATATGACTTTACGGTCGTTATTTCATAATATTTCCAAACGAAAAATGCGTGTAAAAAAAGAAATTGTATCCGTGAGCTATTCAAAAAATCATTCAAATTTTGATTACTGCTGTTCTTTTTATGTGCGAAAAAAAGGTGTAAATTTTCTTTTTGACGCTATCTGCAAATGCGGTTATATCGCTTTTGAAAATGTTTTGATCGACGAAACGGATATGAGACTGCTGTGTGATACCGCCGAAGACGCATTGGAAATTTTGAAAAAATATAATCCAAAAAACAAAGGACTGACGGTCGATGACGCCACGGTTACAATCGTTGAAATCATATTTTCCGATAAAAACAGTATGTCGGTCAGTATGACGGAACAAACCTTGGATTCGCTCGAAAAAGCGTTCTTTGCCCTTGCTGAAAAATATTGCAAAAATGTTTAATCTCTAAAAATAATTGAAAAGCAACCCTATGAAAACAACTCCCACGGTAAAATAATCGTGGGGTTGTTTTTTTCTGTAACAGAAAATGAGTGCATTTATTCTTGCCATTACCGTAGTAATTGTTTATAATTAAGGTATGACAATAAAAGAAGGCATGAACAATGCAAACGATAGATGAGGCACTAAATAAACTGAAAAAATCTGATTTTCGCAGTCGGTTTCATTTAAAGCAAAAGGACATTGACTATATTAATGAAAAGGGAATGAATAAAATCCGTTCCCATGCAGAAGATTTTGTCAGAACACGGCTTGCGCCAAAATATATTCCGAATGACGGAAAGCAAACGCCTATGAGGGGACACCCTGTTTTTATCGCACAGCACGCCTGTGCCTGTTGTTGCAGAGGGTGTCTTAACAAGTGGTACAGAGTTGCAAAGGACAAACAGCTTAACGAGGTTGAACAGCAGAAAATTGTAAATCTGCTTATGGCTTGGATTGAAAGGGAATACAACGATTATAATTCCAATAAAGAATGATAGATAAGGGCAAAAAGATGAGTGATAAATTAAGCGTGTTAAAAGATTACTTCGGACACGATTCTTTCAGAGACGGACAGGAACAGATAGTTGACGCTTTGCTTGACGGCAGAGATGCACTTTGCATTATGCCCACAGGTGCGGGCAAGTCTATGTGCTATCAGATTCCTGCATTACTTTTTGACGGGGTGACAATTGTTGTGTCACCTCTGATTTCGCTTATGAAGGATCAGGTCGGCTCGCTTGTTCAGTCGGGAGTTCCTGCGGCATATATAAACAGCTCGCTTTCATATCCGCAATTTCTCCGAGTGCTTTCAAATGTTGAATACGGAAAATACAAAATCATCTATGTTGCACCCGAAAGGCTGTTGACTGACGGGTTTCTCGACACCTGTAAAAAGATAAAAATCTCAATGGTTGCAGTTGACGAGGCTCATTGCGTTTCACAATGGGGACAGGATTTCAGACCGAGTTACCTCAAAATTATTTCATTTGTTGAAAGCCTTGCAAATCGTCCGATTGTCGGAGCATTTACCGCAACGGCTACGAATGATGTAAAAGAAGACATAAAGAAAATTCTCAGGCTTGAAAATCCGTTTGAAATTACAACGGGATTTGACCGCCCCAACCTTTTCTTCGGTGTAATAAAGTCATCGTCAAAGGACGAAAAGCTTATTGACCTCATTCGGGAGCGTGGCGACAGGTCGGGAATTGTCTATTGTGCAACCCGAAAAAATGTTGAATCTGTCTGCGAATTGCTCTGCGATAACGGCTTTTCGGCGGCAAGATACCATGCAGGTCTTGATGAGTACGAACGCAGGAAAAATCAGGAGGATTTTGTTTTTGACCGAAAAAATATTATGGTCGCAACCAATGCTTTCGGTATGGGAATTGACAAGTCAAATGTTACATATGTAATTCATTACAATATGCCGAAAAACATTGAAAGCTACTATCAAGAGGCAGGACGGGCAGGTCGTGACGGCGGTGAGGCTGATTGTATTTTGCTCTACAGTCCTAAGGATGTTCGCCTAAATCGCTTTATGATTGAAAATTCCGAGGGCAACGATGAGCTTACAATTGAAGAAAACGAGCAAATTCGTGAGCGTGATTTTGAACGCTTAAAATATATGACCTTTTACAGCACAACAAACGATTGTCTGCGTGGATTTATTCTGCGGTATTTCGGCGGTGAAAAAAAGGCTTACTGCGGAAAATGCTCCAACTGTCTTTCCGTTCACAAGCTTGTTGATGCCACAATTGATGCTCAAAAAATTATGTCGTGTATTGCAAGAACAGGACAAAGGTACGGCAAAACCGTGATTTGTGATGTTTTAAAGGGCAGTAAAAGCGAGAAAATTCTAAAAGCTGAGCTTAACAATCAGCCAACCTACGGAATAATGAAAGAGGTTACGGCAAGGCATATTTTCGGCACAATTGACTTTCTTGCCGAAAAGGAGTATATTTCATCCGACAATGAAACCGAGGTTCTAAAACTTTTGCCAAAGAGCCGAGATGTGCTTTTCGGGCGGGAACGGCTTGTGATGAAGAAAGTTGAAAACTCCGAAAAGGTTGTCAAAACGCACCGCCCCGAAGTGCCTGTCAATTCCGAATTACTTGACGCACTCAAGGCTTTGCGAAAAGGCATTGCATCCAAAAAGAGCGTTCCTGCCTATGTTATTTTTACCGATGCAACGCTGATTGATATGTGCAAAAAATGCCCCGAAACACCCGATGAAATGCTTGAAGTTTCGGGTGTGGGCAGAACAAAGCTTGAAAAATTCGGAAAACAATTTCTTGAAGAAATCGCAAAATTCAGATAACTTCATATACTGTTAAAGGATGAACGAATTCGTTTGTCCTTTTCTTTTTCAATTTTTAAAATTGCATTGAAATAATTAGTACAAAGTGATACAATAATTACAGAGAGAAAACAGATTGGAGGCATTTGTATGGCTGACATATTTGATTACATAAGCTGGCGCGGCGATTTGACATTTGAACAGGATGGTTTTAACGAGCTTGACGCACTTGTGCTTTCACGGCTTTCATATCTTCCTTTTGACGGTGCGGTATCGTCCTGTCTGTTTGATGAAATTACCCTTGAACAGGCGGCAATGCGTGTGTTTGCAACCGATGATTACGAGAAAAATCTATTGTGGAAGGGTGACGCCGACCTTTTGAAAGCAACGGCAGAGAGCAAGAGATTCGGCAAAATTCTTGTTTCGGGGTATGTAAACGAGGTTGAGTCCGATGTGAGTATGCAGTTTTCCGCAATCACTTTTGAATTTCTCAAAAAGAATTATTTTATTTCATACAGAGGAACGGACTTTTCTCTTGTCGGCTGGCAGGAGGACTTCAATATGTTCTTCACATTTCCGTTGCCGTCACAGAAAAAGGCTCTTGATTATTTTGAAAAGGCAGTCCGTATGCTCAACGGAAAATTCATTCTGGGCGGTCACTCAAAGGGCGGAAATCTTGCGGTTTATGCAGGTGCTTTTACCGATGAAAATTCAAGAAATCACATTGATTATATTTACAATTTTGACGGACCGGGGTTTTCTCTTGAGAAAATCAGGGACAGTGGATTTTATGAAATCGACGACAGAATCTACACCTTTGTTCCGCAGTCAAGCATTTTCGGCATGATATTTGAGCATGAGGAGAGCTACACAATTGTAAAGAGCAATCAAAAAGGTTTTCTCCAACACGATGTCTATTCGTGGGAGATTGAGCAGAACAGGCTTGTCAGACTGAAAAGCACTACAAATTTCAGCGTTTTCTTTGACCATACGCTGAAAGAATTTGTTGAATCGCTGACAATTGCTCAAAGACGGGAGTTCACAAAAGAGGTTTTTGCCCTTTTGTCGCTGACCGAAACCGCAACCTTTAATGAAATGCTGAAAAATCCGCTTAAAAACACGGGAACAATCCTAAAATCCTTTGCAGGTCTTGACAGCAAAACGAGAAATATGCTTCTGAAAACAATCTTCGCATTCGTTAAAAGTGCAAAAAACAATTTTTCCGACATAACAGGCGGTCAGAACAAAATTACCGTCAGTTAATTATAAAAAAGCTCATATATGCTCCGATACTTTTTAGCGTCGGAGCATTTTCTTTGCAAAAAAATCATTTGTCAAGACGAAATTCCCGTTTTGTCAATTGACACTTTTGGAATTTGTATTGTTATTATCTTGCTTATTTTGTATAATATAACCATAAATAACGGCAATACAATCTAAAACACAAACAAAATTAAACAACAAAATAACTGGAGGTAATTCTATGAAAAAGACTAAACTAAAACACCGCACAAGAAAATTCATAAGCTTTGCACTTGCAGTTTGCTTGCTGACGGGAATGCTTTCGGTAACGGCTTCTGCTTTAACGCAAAACGAGGCCGGTTATGCAGGTTTGTACAATAAAGTTCCGTCAAGCAACGGCTCGGGTTATACTTACCGATTCCTTTCTGCAAATACAATTGCAATCACAGATTACAAAGGCTACGATACCGAGGTAACCATTCCGTCAAAAATTGACGGCTATACCGTTACAGGTGTTGAATATATGGATACCTCAAATGTCAGAAAGATTGTAATGCCCGACACGGTTACATATATCGGTGAAAGTGCATTTGCCGACAGCAGTGACGGTGTTCCCCTTGAAGAAGTAGTGTTGTCAAAAAACTTGAAAACAATCGGACCGTGGGCATTTAGCCGATGTTTTGAATTAAAGTCAATTGACATTCCCGAAAGTGTAAACGAAATTGAAAACGGAGCTTTTACAGGTTGCTATTCTCTTAAAAATTTCAATGTAAGTCAAAATACAAATTTTGGCGATCGTGTTTTCGGTGATTACCCATGGACTTCAATTCCTGCTTTGAGCGATGATTATAATGTGTGGTTATATGATGAAAATGCTTCGGACTTTTTTGTATGGAACGGTTGCCTGTTTGCTTATAGGGGCAGCAGCAAAACTCCCGTTATTCCGTCAGGTGTTTGCGGAATCGGCGATAAGGTGTTTGAAAATTCCGACATAACAGGTGTTACAATTCCTGAGGGTGTAAGATATATAAATAACGGCGCTTTTGAAAACTGCACCTCTTTAAAGAATATCAAAATTCCTAAAAGTGTACAGAAAATTGGCGGATATGCTTTTTATGAATGTTCTTCACTCTCATCCGTTACATTTAGTGTTGGGTTGAAAAGTATTGAAGATAATGCCTTTGGATACTGCGAATCTCTGAAAAAAGTAGTTCTGCCCGAAGGCCTTGAAAAGCTTGACGGTGCATTCTGTGGATGTTATAACCTTGAAAATATAACATTTCCAAGTTCCCTTTCCGAGATTGATTCTGACCGAAGTGCAATTTATGATACAAAGTGGTATGAAAACATTGCCGACAGCGCTCCTATTTATTGCGGTGGAATATTTTTAGGTTTCAAGGTTGGCTATAATACACCTTATAAAAATATAAAAATCAATTCAACATACACAGTCCGTGCAGGCACAAAGACAGTTTACATGAACGAGTGTTATGTTGACAAGCTGACAACGCTCAATCTGCCTGACGGTTTGAAATCGTTGACTATAAAATTACCGACCAATGTAAACAGCAACTATAAGATAACAAAGCTGACCGTTCCCGAAAGTGTTGACCATGTTGACATTGAGGGTATGTACGACTTAAAAACGATAAAACTTCCGACAACAGCAAAGCTTGATGTAAATTGCTTTATGAATTGTCCTGCTATTGAAAGTCTTACTATTCCAAAGGGGAATATCCGTCTTGAGGCTTGGTTGAATGACTGCGTAGAGTTGAAGTCAATAACACTTCCGAGCGATACAATGGAGGTTGTCGGTACTATTGGCAGTAAAAATCTTACAAGCGTAAATCTTTCAAATGTTCGCATTTTAAAGGACAGCTTTAAATCGTGCTCAGGACTTACAAAGGTTAATCTGCCCGATTCTTTGTTGAGCATAGAGGGAGCGTTCGGCGGATGTACCAATCTGACAACAGTAACCGGCGGTAAAAATGTGCGTTATGTCGGCGACAGTTCGTTTGCAAACTGCTCAAAACTAAAAAGCTTTGGCAGTATCGGCAAAAATTTAAGCGTTCTTGACCACCGTGCATTTACGGGTACGGGTTGGTACAACAATCAGAAAGACGGCGTTGTTTATTTTCAAAACTTTGCCTATTGCTACAAAGGCACTATGCCGAAAAATACTCAGCTGACATTTAAAGAGGGAACAAAGGCGATAGTAGGCGGATTTATTTTCGGTGATCTCGAATTAACTCCTCGTAATGTTGCATACTTTGAACCGCCTGTACTTACAAAAGTTGTAATCCCGAAAAGCTGTCAATACATCGGTTACTATGCTTTTTATGGTTGTGAAAGCCTGAAAAATATTACCCTCAACGGCGGTGAACTCGTTGAAATGGACGCATTTCAGAACAACGGTTGCGAAACGATTACACTTCCGTCAACAATGCGTGTTGTTGATGATGATTCGTTCACAGGCAAAAACTTGAAAACAGTTAATCTCAATGACGGTTTGCAGTATATAGGTGAGGACGTATTTTTCTCTATGGGAAAAATCAAGAATATGACAGTCCCTTCAAGTGTAACTCATATCGGCGTACAAGCTATAGGTTACTATCCTGTCGACCCTGATGATCCTTTCTCATATCCCGAAGTCATTCCGAATTTTGTAATTTACGGAACAAGCGGTACAGAGGCACAGACTTATGCAGACAGGAACGGTATTCAGTTCAACAGCATTGCATCGGGTACAACCGTAAAGGGTACTGCAAAAAGCTATTTGTCCGCAGATGATACGGTCACAATTCAGCTTGAAAAATCGGGAGTTGCGGTATATGAAACAACCGTAAAAGGCAACAGCACTGACTATTCAATCTCGGGCGTGGCAAACGGAACATACACGATGAGAGTTTCAAAAAAATCACACGCTGACAGAGAGTATACGGTCAAGGTTTCGAGTGCCGATGTAACGCAGAATGTTGAAATTTTTCCAATCGGAGATGTGAACAGCGACGGTGATATTTCGGTTGTAGATGCAACCCTTGTTCAGAAATATATTGTCGGTCTTGAAAAACTTACAGACCTGCAGAAAAAGTCTGCAGAGGTGAACGGTGACGGAGAAATTTCAGTTGTTGACGCAACCCTTATTCAAAAGTATATTGTCGGTCTTGAAAATTTTTCATAATATACAAAAAATCCCGACACGGTGTATGCTGTGTCGGGGTTTTTATTTTGCTTTTTAAATGTCAATCGTCAGTTCAACGGGGCAATGGTCAGAACCTAAAATTTCGGTATGGATTTTTGCACCGTCAAGCTTGCTTTCAAGAGCTTTTGAAACGATAAAATAGTCAATACGCCAGCCCGCATTTTTTTCACGAGCCTTGAATCTGTATGACCACCACGAATACACGCCCTCTGTATCGGGATAGAAATAGCGGTAGGTGTCGATAAAGCCGTCATCGAGCAACGCTGTCATCTTTGAACGCTCTTCATCGGTAAAGCCTGCATTTTTACGGTTGGTTTTCGGATTTTTCAAATCAATTTCTTTGTGTGCAACATTCAAATCACCGCACATAATAACAGGCTTTTTTTCTTCAAGTTTTTTCAGATATGCCTTGAAATCATCTTCCCATTTCATTCGGTAATCAAGCCTTTTCAGCTCACTTTGCGAGTTTGGAGTGTAGCAGGTGACAACAAAGCAATTGTCAAATTCTGCCGTGATAACTCTGCCCTCATGGTCGTGTTCGTCAATGCCGATCCCGTAACATACATTCAAAGGCTCTTCCTTTGTGAACATAGCCGTTCCCGAATAGCCTTTTTTGTCGGCATAGCACCAATACTGATGATATCCTTCAAGCAAGAGGTCAATCTGTCCCTCTTGAAGCTTTGTTTCCTGAAGACAGAAAATATCTGCGTCAACATCTTTAAAAAAGTCCTCAAAGCCCTTTGTAACACAGGCACGAAGTCCGTTTACATTCCACGAAATCAATTTTTTCATAATTTACTCCCGTACACACAAAAGGGAGCAAGCATTGCCTGCTCCCAAATTGCCAATTTGTTAATTATTCTTCTGCGGAAAATTCGTCTTTGCCTACACCACAGAGAGGGCATACCCAATCCTCGGGTACATCTTCCCATGCTGTGCCTGCATCAACGCCGTTATCGGGATCGCCGATTTCAGGATCGTAAACATATCCGCAAACATCGCATACATATTTCATACTATCAAATCTCCTGTTCAAAGTCTGTTGTGTAATCGGTTAGTTGTTGGTTATACGATTATCAAGCTGACTTTTTTGATTTTTTATTTTTTAATGATTACTTAAAGTATCTGTTAAGAAGACCTCTAAAGCCTGCGCCGTGTCTTGCTTCATCCTTTGCCATCTCGTGAACCGTGTCATGAATAGCGTCAAGGTTCTGAGCCTTTGCACGCTTTGCAAGGTCAAACTTACCTTCGCAAGCACCTGTTTCTGCATCTACACGCATCTGAAGATTCTTCTTTGTGCTGTCTGTAAGAACTTCGCCTAAAAGCTCTGCAAACTTGGCAGCGTGTTCAGCCTCTTCAAAAGCATACTTTGTAAATGCGGCAGAAACCTCGGGATAGCCTTCTCTGTCTGCAACTCTTGCCATTGCAAGATACATACCGACTTCGCTGCATTCTCCCTCAAAGTTAGCTCTGAGATCCTTGAGAATATCTTCGCTTACGCCCTGAGCAACGCCAACCTCGTGAACTGTTGCGAAAGACGCCTCCTCGTCCATCTGCTTAAATTTTTCCTTCGGTGCCTTACAAACAGGGCAAGCCTCGGGAGCTTCGGGACCTTCATAAACATAACCGCATACTGTGCAATACCATTTCATAATTACTTCTCCTTTGTAATAAATATTAGTGTACTTCTGCCGAACATTTAGGACATATGCCGTAGTAGATAACAAATCTGTTTTCTACCTTAAATCCCTCTTCGGCAAGCTGTGACTCAAGGTCATCAGCATTTTGATTGTCTTCAACATCAATAACTGCATTGCATTTGTTGCAGACAAAGTGGGGGTGTGGCTCTGTGTTGCCGTCAATACGCTCCTCACCGTTTACATTGCATATAACGCTGACCTTTCCTTCATCCTTAAAAAGAGCAATGTTTCTGTAAACCGTGCCAAGACTAAGGTCGGGAATTTCGGGCTTTAATTTATCATAAACCCAGCGTGCGCTCGGATGAGTGTCCGTACCGCACACAGCGTTGTAAATTGCATTGCGTTTTGAGCTGAAATTTCTTTTTGCCATAATTCATAAATCCTTATGCAATATTAGTCAGTACCGATTGGCCAAAATCAGTAATCAGTATTAACTTTGGCTATATTCTATCACGCAGTTGTTTGATTATATTTACAATAAAGAATTATAGATAAAAAATCTTGCACAAAGAATTGGGAGGAAATATAGTGAAATCAAACAAAACAGTAAAAATTATCATTTTTATGGCACTTTTCCTGTCTGCAGTAATTTTAATATCGGTAATGACAGGTGCAGTAAAAGAAACAACGGCTGATACCGACAGCGTAAAACTGCCCGTAATAATGTATCACTCACTTTTAAAGGATGAAAAACTGCAAAATGACTACACCGTTTCGCCGACTCTTTTTGAAAACGATTTAAAATATCTTGCCGAAAACGGCTACACAACCGTTGTTGTAAAAGACCTTACCGATTATGCTTACGGCAAAAAATCATTGCCCGAAAAATGCATTATGCTGACCTTTGACGACGGCTATTATAATAATTATTATTATGCACTCCCTTTGCTTGAAAAATACAACTGCAAGGCGGTCATATCTCCGATTGCGTCAGTGTCCGAAAAATTCACCGAAACCAAGGACATTTCCGTGACCTACGGGCATATAACTTTTGACGATATGAAAGAAATGTCCGATTCGGGCTATGTTGAAATTCAGAATCATTCGTACGATATGCATTCTTTGAAATCACGAAAGGGTGTTTTGCCAAAAGCGGGGGAGAGTGACGAAGCATATAAATCTATTCTTACGGAAGATGTTGTCAAAGCTCAAGCCTTGCTTGAAAATGCAACAGGGAAAAAACCGACCTGCTTTGTATATCCGTTCGGTGCAAAAAATGACCTGACCGAAAAGCTGATAAAAGAAATGGGCTTTTCGTGTACACTAACCTGTACGGAAAAGCCCAATATAATTACTAAAAATCCCGACAGCCTCTACGAGCTGGGACGATACCGCCGTGACCGCAACGAGTCAATGCAAAATCTTCTTATCCGAATTGAAACGCAGACATAATATTTATACGGCAGATTTTTCAGCCTTGGCGTTTCTTACAAAAGCCTCGCACAAAGCTATGAAGATGAAAAACAGCGGAGTTGTAATCGGCTGATAAAGGTTTACAACAGCCTGAACAGCATAGCAGATAACAGCCGAAACGCACGCAATCAGCATCGGATTTTCCTTTGCATACTTAACTGCGTTCTTAATCGTACCGCACACAATGGCAAGATAGGAGAGAAGTCCCGTAATTCCGATTGTGATAAGGTAGTTTAGATATTCGTTATGGGCGGCATTTGTTGAGCTGTCACCGTATTTTGAAAGGTCGTCAAAGTACGGACTGAATGCGGAGTAAAACATATCCGGACCTACGCCGAACAGCTTTTCAATGAATGAAGCGTCGCCGAAAATCCATATCGACCTTATCCACATAAAGCCTCTGTGCGTACCCCATATATCGTTAAAGCGGATAATTCTTTCAAAACTGCCGAGGTCGGTTTTGGTGTCAATACAGCTGAAATAAACCATAATTCCTATCATGGCAACAGCACAAAATCCGAATACAACGGCAAGAGCAATCGGCACGGCTTTTGAAATTGTGATGTTTGGTTTTTTGTAATCAATAAGATACAAAATCCCTGTAATAACGGCACAAGCTGCAAGCAATATCCAGCCGATGCCTGAGAAAACGAAAATTTCCTGAAACTTATCAAAGCCCTTGCTTTTGTCATCAAAGCAGAGCGAGAACAATCTGAGCACCTTTGCAAACAACAGCATAACAGTTGCCGAAAGGAAAAATCTTTTCAGTCTTACAAGACTGTTTGAGAACCAAATAAGGTAAATGACCATAAATACAGCCATACCGAGAATGCCCGAATCGCTGTCGGCAGTCATAAGAGCCGCAAAGCCAAATCCTGTTGCAATAAGATAAATTGCCCTGAGCAAGGTTTTCTCCGTGATAACCGACATTGCAATCATAACAGGCATAGCGATGCAGATGTAGCTTGAAAGCAGATTTTTGTTGCCGATTGTTGAAGTGAAGTCGGTAATAGTCTGTTGGTCGGTGAGAAGAGTAAACATCCCGAGAGGATCAATATAGAATGAGTTAAGCACCGCAAGTGCATAAACTATCATTGAACCGAACGCAAGCGCAACGAATATGTATTCAAAATATTTAAAGCACCTTGTAATCATAAAATATGCTGCGGTGTAAAATGCCATAAGCACAAGACCGTTGTTTCGTCCCTGAGTACCCAGAAGTGCATCCAAAGGGTTTGCAGACAACAGCGTTGAAATGACATTTATTCCTAAAAATACAATAAATGCCCAGTCCATAAACGAAAGCTCTTCATACAAATGCTTTGGTTTAGGCTTTTCAAGCTTTGAGTCTTCCGGCGGTTTATCAACGCTTGCGGTCATAATAATAAGAAATTCCGCAATAACGAGAATACCCGTCAATATAATGAAAAAGTAATACTTGTCATGCCTGATGTTAAAATATGCGTCGGTAAAAAACAACGGAAAAAGCGTGAACATAATAAGCAGATAATAGTTTGTGAGCGCCTGCTGTACCGAATATTTTTCTTTGGGTTTGGCAGGCGGATTTTTATGCTTTGCAGAAGTCATAATAAAATAACCTTTCAATATAATGTACTTCAATTTTATAACGCACACACGATGTTGTCAAGAAATAAAGTAAGTTGAAAGCTCTGGTTTTCGACTTGTTTCGATTGGCATATGCTTGCAAAAGAACAATAATTGCATATTTTTCGGCACTTTTATTCCCAAATTAATACTTGTGGAAAAATTAGTATTGTATTTATCTCCGTAAAATGGTATAATTCCCCTTGAGATGTATTTCCATATTTGCAGGACAAAGACTTTTGTAAAAAATTGTTTATGAATTTATCTATTTGCAGATTGGGTGGTTTTATGAAAAAATTAGTTGTTTTTGGCTTTGACGGCACTCTTGCCGACACAGCCCCCGGAATTTTATATTGTTTCAATACAACAGCAGTTGCAATGGGCTATGATCCTGTTGAACACAGCGCACTCTACGGAGTAATCGGCGCACCGCTTGAATACGGATTTAAAACGCTCTTTAATATGAGTGATGACGAAATTGAATATGCCGTAAAGAATTACAGTAAGCTTTATTCCCAGAAAGGAAAAGAGATGTTCACCGTCTATGACGGAATTTATGACGCTCTTCGTGAACTCAAGAAAAGCGGTTTTAAGCTTGCAATAGCAACTCAAAAGCACAGAATGTTCACAACGGATATTCTTGAAATCTACGAGGCGTCGGATGTTTTCGACGCAGTATGTGCAACAGATGTCGGTACAAACCTCACAAAGAGTCATTTGCTTTTGCAGGCGTGTGAGCAGACAGGAGTTTCCGTTGAAGAAAGTATCCTTGTCGGCGACAGCACAATCGAGGCAAAGGGTGCGGAAGAAATAGGTATGGATTTCCTCGCTGTGCTATACGGCTGGGGCTTTAAAACCAAGGAAGAAACCGAAGATTACAAATGCGTCGGCACAGTGTCATCTCCGGCAGAAATCTCTCAAAAAGTCATGGCACTCTGATTACGGTTAGTGCGTGTAAAACAGTGCATAAATAGGATTAAAATTGTAATTTTCCAAAAACAAATCGGGCAGTCATAACGATTGCCTGATTTTTTTATGCAAATTTAATTCTGTATAACAACAATGATACAACGATATACTTTTGCTTGTAAACGGGATGTTTGATAAACAGAAATATGATAGTACGGAATTGATATTGTTAAATTCTTTTACATAAATTTTAAAAGTTAATTTAAAATAATATTGAATTTTCATATATTGTATGCTAGAATAAAAATGCCAAACAAAAATTTAATTTTAAGTTCACCTAAGTGTGTATTTTTATTTTGGTAAAAATACAGGCTTTACTTTTCACACCTTACAAGTGAAATATTGTGTCGCAACAATCAAAGCTATGTATTTTTCGTGCGTAGCTTCAGCTACGCACTTTTTGTTTTATGCGAAAAATATTTGCTTTTTAAAAAAATCGACAAAATTTGAAAATTTTAAAATTTTTTCGGATTTTATAAAATCAAAAGCCGTTTTAAATTGTCTATATTATGAAAGGAAATGAGAGGAGGTTATTTTATGAACATTTCCCACTTAGTAGAGAAAATTAAAAAGGGAGATAACAAATCATTTGAAAAGCTCTACAAGCTTACAGAGCGTGAAGTGTGGTTTACTTGTATCAGCTTTTTAAAGAACGAAACAACCGCACAGGACATTATGCAGGAAACTTACATAACGGCTTTTTTAAAAATCCAATCTTTGGAAAAATCATCACAAATCAGAAGTTGGCTTAACAGAATTGCCGTTAATAAGTGCAAAAATTATTTGAAAGGTAAAGGTGAAATACAACTGGACGATGAAATTTTTGAAAATCAGGCAATAGTTGACGAGCGTATATCAATTCCCGAAGAATACATTTCAGACAAGGCAAAGAGAGAAATTATTCTTTCGATTATGCAGGAAGTACTGTCCGATGTTCAGTATCAGACAGTGATTATGCACTATTTTAATGAAATGACTGTTGATGAAATCGCAGAAGTCTTTGAATGTTCAAGGGGTACTGTGCTTTCAAGGCTCAATTATTCAAGGGCAAAGATGAAAACTGCAATTGAAGATTACGAAAACAAAAGCGGTGACAAGCTTCACGGTGTTGTATTTGTTCCGTTCTTTACAACAATTTTCAGAGAGCAGGCAAAGAGCCTTAAAGTACCGAGCATTACAATCAAGCTCCCGAACGGACAGACACTTGCAACATCTGCAACAAAAGGCTTTGCGACAGGTGCAAAGTCAACAGTTTCATATATCGTAAAGGCAACAGCAACTGCGACAGTAAAAACCAAGGTAATTGCCGTTGTCTGCGGTGCTACAATACTTGCAGGCACATCAGCAGTCGGCATAAGCATTCTTGCAGGCTGTAACGCTGAGAAAGAACCGACAGAACCGTCAGTAATATCTTCAACCGTACAGACTTCAACCGTACAGACTTCAACTGTATCATCTGAGGTCAGCAAGGCTATTGAGGATAACGGTCTAAAAATCGACAAAGACGGCAACATCACAGACAAGAATGGTAAGAAAGTCGAAGTAAAAGACGGCAAAGTAGAAGTAAAAACCGATGACGGTAAGACAGTTACAGTTAAGGTTGACGATGTAAAAACTACGGTATCTAACAATAATAACAGCAACAAGGGTAACACCGAAAAGAAAGAAGATACTAAGTCAAACACATCTTCAAAGAAAGACAACACTTCTAAGAATGACAAGAAGCCAGCGTCTAAGCCGAGCAACTCTTCAAAGAACGACACAAAGCCAGCTCAGAAGCCAGCATCTAAGCCAGAATCTTCAAAGACTGAAACTCCTACAGCAAAGCCAAAGCAGAAGGTATGGGTAGATGACTATAAGACAGTACACCACGAAGGTTATTGGAAAGTAGTAGGTACAAAGGAAGAGCCAGTATATGAGACAAGATGGGTAAATATTTGCAATAATTGTGGTAAAGAGTTATTAGATGACAACCAGATGGATGAGCATTTATTTTGGGAATTGGAAACAAATGGTGCAGGTGCTTATCACGCTGAAGAACGACAGGTTCAGGTAGGTACAAAGACAGTAGAGAAGAAGGAATGGGTAAAACCTTATGATGAAAAGGTTAAAGATGGCGGTCACTATGAGTACAGATAATTAAATTCGATAGTAAGTATAAAATCAATATAAATCATTGAAAGTTATTGGGAAGAGAGGGTTCTTTATGAACCCTCTTTTTCTATGCTAAAAATAAATATTATACTAAAGAAAGTATTTAATTTAGTTAGGATTTATGGTACAATATAAACATATTAAAGAAGGTATTTATATGAAAAGTTATAACTCCTGAAGAGGGTAATTATGATATGGGAATGCTCTGTAATCAACAAAATAAAAAAAAGAGGTTAAGCATTAGAAAAAATTGTTTAACCTCTTTGTTGTTTTAATAATAAAAAATCTTTTGTGTTACGATGTAATAAATTTTAAAAATATATTATCTTGTTTCCTTGAAAATCGGCAGGCAAACTAAAATGACTGCAAGTTTGACAGTAAGTTTGACTGCATTTTATCTTGTTTTAACTTAATTCAAAATTACTCAACTGAATTTTTGAAATCTCAAAAACCCAGTGTTTAAGCCACTTTTAAGGCATTTTAAGTAATTTTGGCAAAAAATAAAAAAGGTGGTTAAAAAACCACCTTTTTTGGTCGAGGTGACAGGACTTGAACCTGCGGCATCTTGGTCCCAAACCAAGCACTCTACCAAACTGAGCTACACCTCGAAATGTTGTTTAACAACGACAGCTTGATTATTATATACCATATTTTCGGATTTGTCAACATAATTTTCGTTTTTTATTCAAAATTAATTCAAATATTTTGAAAGTCACCATAAAACAGACCGAAAATGTGGTACAAAACAGCCGTCCCTGCATAAGAAACGGCTGTTGGTGCAGGTAACTTGCAAGGGGCATTGGAATGGTGAAAATGGGGGATTTTGTTAGCTATATGTAAGCTACGGAACATAATTATGAACAATTCAGGATAATATAAGACTATATTTTGTTGATTGCATTCACTAATTCTTTTTGGTTTATGTGGGTGTAAACCTTTTCGGTCAAGTCCATTTTCGACTTGTGACCGACTATTTTTTTGATGATTGTGTGGTTCACATTTGCCGATACAAGCATTGAAATGCAGGTGTGTCTTGTTTCGTGTATGGTGTGGTCTAAACCTAAATCGTTTTGCAGAGGTGTCCAGTAGTTGCGTTTAAAGTTATCGTATTTCAGCGGCTTGCCATTGGTGTTATTCAGAACATATCCACATTGAGAATCGCTGATGAACTTCTGCCAAAACGGCAGTACTTTATCTGCTATAGGCACGGTTCGTACACCTGAATCGGTCTTTGAACTTTCAACAAAGAAAGTCTGTTCGTCAAGGTTTACATTTGAAATTTTCAGATTGAGAAGTTCAGACACACGCACTCCCGAATAAATCAGCATAAGCACTATTTTTACCGAATCAAGATTTGAATATTCCCACAAAAGATTTATTTCGCTTTCCGAAAACTCCCTGCGTGCTCGTTTTGTTTCATCTGACTTTGCATTGATTTTCAATTTTTCTGCAAGATTGTTATGGAGCATATCGTGAAATATGCAGTATTCGTAGATTTTGTTCAACAGAATTTTAATTCGCCTAACCGATTGATAACCGTTGTTGCAGTTGTCGAGAACTCGTTGCATATCAATGATTTTTATATCGGACATCTTGCGATTGTATAACATTGAGCATTGTTTGTATGCCGCATTATACTGTCTTTTGGTGTTCGGATTTGTGTCTTCGGTGATGAACTCCTTGTACCAAAGTTCATAAATTTCTGAAAAAGTGCGTCTTGCCGAATCAACATCAAACGGGTTTTGATTGTAATCAGCAAGAGCGTTCAGAGCTTTCGGCTTGTTGGGAAAGTAGCCAATAACCCTGCGTTCCTGATTGCGTGTTTCTTTGTTGTATCCTATTGTCACGCAGGCAACCCACGGATTGCGCCTGTTTCCGCTCAGCTTATAAACAGAGCCGTAGCCGTTAGGCAGTTTCATTTTATACACTCCTTTTGCTTAAAAAAGGGTGCAAAAATCCCCTGATATTCAAAACTTGAAAAATTCAGGGGAGTGTGATACAATTATTTTGCATTAAACTGCATCATCTGCACCCTGTGTGGATGATTCCGCTCTGTTCGAGGACCAGTCGAGCAGGGCGGATTTTTATTGCTTTATCAACTCATCAACTGTGACATTGAATATTTCTGATAATTTAATCAAAGTTTCAATTGACGGTTGCATTTTACCTTTTTCATAATTAGAAATCGTTGTGCGGCTAAGGCATAATACCTTGCCCAAATATTCTTGAGTGAATTCTTTATTGGTTCTGAGCCTTTTTAAATTATCACCAAAAGCCATTGTTTACACTCCTTTTTTCGTGATTTTTATTTGAATCGTATATACAAACAGATGAAAATCATTATAATAAGAATAGGGGGTGAGTTGTGTGAAAAAATTAAAAAATATATTTAACATAGTAGTATTTAAATATATTTATGTTTCAGTTTTATCTCCTATAATTGTTGTTATTTTCTGTGATATGAAATTTTGTTTCATAGAAAAATTCTTTACTAATAATTCAAATGCAAGTAATTTAGCTGGAATTTCGGGTACTTTTGTAGGATTTTTACTAACAGCGGCAACCGTATATTTAGCGCTACCTTCTGATAGTAAATTCAAAAGTTGGTTTATAAAATATGGTCATCATAAAATATTTATGAAAATTATTTTATTTGGAACAATATTCTTTATGATACCTATTATATCTTGGATTTGCGATACAACTGCTATGAATTATATTGGAATGTATGGCTTTATAGCAGGTAGTCTTGAAGTGCTAGCGGCAATGTATTATCTATATAACCTTATAATCAAAAATTCTTTGTAACCTAACTTAGCTGTTTGTTTGATTATAAAGTAATTGGATTTCTTTTTCAAATGTTTTTTTAATAAAACCTATATTTTCTGTAGGGCTGCCATCTATTTCAATTTGAGCACTTCTATAAAGCACCTTTTCTAAAATATCAAAGACCTGTTCGATGCCGTCCTGTGAATCTCCTACAATCTTGTATTTTTTGTATTTCTCACTTTCTGCAGATATTTGTTTCAAAACATCTGGAAAATTTGCACCGGTATGTTTAATTTTTATTTTAAATTCTAATTTACTTACTTCAATAGAATTATCCTCATTATATTGTTGCATATTTTTAAAAGTGCGCTCTGATTCGGCAGGATTATATGCCGCCTCAATAGCCTTTACTTTTGAAAACTTTTTAATAGCGTCATCTATGGAATCTACAGTATACGGAAAAAAGTAAATGTGATAATTTTCCTCAAAGAGAAATTGATTGATAATATCAGTAAATTTTCCTGATTGTTTATTAGATATTATTGAAGTCATACACTTGTTTAAATCGACATAGAAGAACGAGTAATATTCAAATATTACTTTTTGACTATTAAAATCTATTTCTTCAGGTGTATCATTTTTTACAAGTGTTAATTTCATAAATTTATTTGTTGAATCATCTTTTTTAAGAAAAGTCCCAAATATGTAATTGTCATCAAATGAAAGTATTTCAATTCCATATTGATCATCACGTGATTTATATACCCCTGTTTTTGGAAATCTTTTTGAAAACATTTTTCGTAATACATCAGTATCACTATCACCATCTGCAAAAAGGGTACACTTTGGGACAGTTTTGAAAAAATAAATTGTCTTTTTTATTGTTTTCAACGACATAAATTTCACTCCTTATATTGACATAATATGATAATATATTATATAATTTTGTTAGGAGTGAAAAAACTGAACACTTTTTATTCCTACTTGACCGCTCATAGTGCCAGCTGTGAGCGGTCTTTTTTTATTTTATAGTTTATTCAGAAACCTTTGCCTCACCTTGTTTGAGCTGTTCAGCTATTTTTACAAAATTAAGCATAGGTAATATAATCTGACCTGACGCAAAAGATAAAGATGTCATATTTATTATATGGGAACGAGCTATTGAATACAGAGATGAATTACCGTTAAGAAACAACATCTGTTCAAACATTTCTTTGTTGTCACCGTCGAATTTGAAGATACCTTCGACAACAATTGAAAATTCTATCTTCTTATTTGATTTTTTGCTTTTTGTTATTGAATGGATCCTAAGTTGTAAAACACCGACATAGGCGTCGTCACGCTTTTCAATAGCGTGTCCGACATCTCCTAATTCCAAGGATGTTTCTGTTTCTTCTTTTGACGGAAGAGTTACAAAGTCATTTTCTATGGTTAATTCAGGCACCCTTGTATTTAATAATTGTAATGTAGCTAATGAATCTCTTATATCCATAATTATTAACCTGCCATTTCTAAAAGAAATAAATTTTGAGGATTTTTTAAGTCAATTTTTGATAACTTTGAATCATCTGACTTATCTAATTCAAAACTAATATCTTGAATATTGTCCATTATATTGTCTTTAAAAATTTCAAAATTACAATCCAAATCCAGCTTTTCTAATATGTTACAAATGCTTTCAATGGTAAAATTATAATCACCGCTCTCCCATTTTGAAACCATTCCTTGTGTAACGCCCATAAACTTAGCAAATTCTTTCTGTGTCATATCTCTGTTGCATCTTTCAATTGCAATTCTTGATGATATATCAGAAATAATATAAGCGGCTTTAATTTCAGCCTTGGATAAGCTGTCGGCAAAAGTTTGAATAAAGTCTGTCATAGTGTTTGTGTTTTTCATTTTATGCTCTCCTTATATCGTTCTTGTGCTATTGGTATCGCATTTTTGTAATTTGTTTTCTGCTTTCCACCTCGCTCGTAAAAACCATATAACAGTATGGTACCGTTACTGTCTATTGAATATAATATTCTAATGTTTGCCTGCATTTTTATTCTCATAGAATACAAATTACTGCTGCCTTTTAAACTTTCAAAAATATTTGACTTTTTTAACGGTGCCATATCTTTAAATTCATTTAACAAATTAAGATTGGTCATAAACTTTTTAAGAAAAGAAGCTGTGTTACCGCTTTTTTTAATTATATCGTTTATATCAGAAAACAAGTCATCGTGAAATCTGATGTTTTTAAAGCGTTCATTCAGTTCCTTTTTTAGGTTCATCTCATTCATATTTTATGTTCCTTGTGAATATAATATTACTTATAGGTAATAAAATCAAGCTTTTTCAAGAAAATTTTGAAAAAACAATTTATTTTACTGTAAAGCCTTACTGACTTCTTTTACAAGACCGAGGATTTGAACACGGGTGACGTCGTTATTTTTGAACACTCGTGGGGGATAGTAGGGGTTGACTGAATGCAACTCAACGGTGTTATCGTTGTAAAGGATCTTTTTAACAACAGCCTCTTCATCGTCAACGAGGACTGCGGCAATCTGACCGCTGTCAACGGAGGTTTGCTTTTTAATAAGAATTTTACTGCCATCATCAATCAGAGGACTCATAGAATCGCCGTGAACATTTATCCATATATATTTATCCTGTTCTGAGGGGCAAGTGATGTATGTAGGCATATAGTCAACAGGCACATCCTGAGCTATCACTCCGAACCCTGCCGAAATGCTGTCATATACCGGTCGCATAAATACATTTGTTTGCGGAAGGGGGGTTGCTTGTTCCGGTGTTTTATCGTCCCAACCCATAATATACGCAGGAGTAGTTCCTAAAGCTTTACAAAGCGGTTCTAATACGCTTGTTGGTAACTTTTCAATCTCGCTGCTTTCATATCTGTATATTGTAGCTCTGTTCTTTCCTATCAGCTCGGCAAGTTTATCAACAGTTATATTTTTTTCTTCTCGCAATTTTTTAATGCGTTCGCCGATTGTCATAAGTAACACCTTTTTTCAATATATTGTTATTGACATAATGCAAAATAAGTTGTATTATAATGGTAGTAAGGGAACGGCTTTAGCTGTTCCGCTATTCAAAAACTAATTATTTTTTATAACCGTCTTGTATTGCAGTACAGGGCGGTTATTTCTTTATGGTGAACACAATAAAAAATGTGAAAATTACTATCACAGCTATGTATTCCACGCAATCACCCCCTTTCTCAAGGGAGTCGAAACAGCCGCCACCGTTCCTTTACTGTACAGTATTATAACATAACGGTTGCAAAAATGCAACTACTTTTTGAAAAAATAAAAATAATTTTGCAAAAATGCGAAAAATATATTGACAATAACTTACAAGGGTGGTATCATATAGTTGTCGCAGAAATGCAACACAATAAAAACTGGAGGTGATAAAATTGACTAATGTTGATAAGCTGAAAGGGGCTATCAAGGAGAAAAGATTAACCCCTGAAAAGGTTGCTGAAAGTATCGGTATCGACAAAAGTACGATGTATCGTAAACTTTCTAACGGTGGTGAGGATTTTACCATTAAGCAGGCAGACGCTATCACACAAATTCTCGGATTAACAGGTGATGAGGCACAGGCTATTTTTTTTAGTCAGTTTGTCGCATAAATGCAACTATTATATTAAGGGGGTGAGAAAATGGGATTTTTTAATAATTTATTCAACATAGAAAAAGCACCAACAGTCAACAAGACTGTCAGTGCACCTTATGTTCCACCTTATCCTTTAGAAAAAGATTTTTATACTTTTGATAAGGTAGAGTGGAGCGGAGCGTTACCACCTCATTCAATGACACTTTCTTTTGTACTTCCTTATTCCGATTGGTGCGAATTTGAAAAGTCAGACCTTTATCGAGATTTGGAGAATTATCTTCAGGAATTACAAAAACGAGGTAACCCGAATGAGAATGTAGGCACTCAAGATTGATAGGCAGATGTTCATTGTATGTCGGAACATACTCATCAACACCTTTTGCCTTGTGATGATAAGAATTAACTTCGTGGGTGTTGTAATCTTCGGTGTACTCTATGCCGTTCAGAACTAATTGAATGTCGGTAACAGAAATAGGCAGTTGCGATTTATTGTTAAGTTTATAATGAATGAAAAGTCTTTTCTTTCCCTGCACGCCTAATTTGTATGCGTATTCAAGCATTGTGATTTCCAAATTCACTTTGTGCGAAACAAAATAGTTAATCAGGTTTATTAAAGATATTAAAAAGCCTGCAATGCCTAAAATACCACTAATTATTACCCACATATAATCAGCTCCTTTGCTCGATTATAACATTCGCAAAAGATATTTGCAACACAATCAATAATACCACAATCGCAGTCCCATTAAACGGACTTTGCTGAAAAGAGGTGAAGAAAGACGGAAGTAATAATAATTTTAGGACTGCTAATGCTTTGCACAGCTTTTGTTTCAGCAGTATTAGCAATAAAAATAGTAGCCGCCCATTTGTATAAAACAATAGACAGCTACCTTGATAAGCACGACGCTCAAATTATGGATCTGATTAAGTGGGCAAAGGAGAATAAAAATTGAACAAGTTTTTAATATTTGTAGTGTTTATTCTCAACGCAATTATCTTACTTCTGCTGATTACAGCAATGCTTATCAAAGCAGAGGTTATCCTTTAAGAAAGAAGTATTCAAATAATGCAATCAAAATTGCTGATAATAGTGAAATTGCAATAAATGGCATTGAATATTTAGTAATTCCTAATATCAAAACTTTTATGTTTCGTGTTTTGTATGTATACATCTTTTTATCTAACGGTCTTAAAGGAATTCCTAAAGCAGAACAACAATCGTCATATTCTTTGTCGACTAATTTTGAAATGCTTTGAAAGTTAATTTTATCTAATGGAAGAGAAAATACATAGCTGAGTTTTCCGCCTGCGATAAGTTTATTATCGGCAATAATATCTTCGCATTTTTCAACGGCTTGTTTAATTTCAGAAGTAATTTCCTTTTTGTACAAATGTTCTTCAAGCAGGTTGAATATGGGGAAAATCACTAATTCATATCGTTCTTTCAGATAGGTTTTGTTCTGTTCCTTTTTAAATAATATCCAAGAAAGAACCAAAGTGCATAAGGTTGAAACTGCGGATATTATTAAAGTCAACCACGATAAAATATCATTCATATTTATGCCTCCTTTCATAGTTAATCATAACATTTAAGGTCGTGTAAAGCAATAAAATATCGAAAAGCAGGTGAGAAAATGGCAAAACTTAAACTTATTGACACAAAGGATAAGTTCCTTCTTGAAATTGACGGAACAGAAATTCCGTATGTTACAAGCTATCAGATAACACGAACGGTCGGCGAGGTTGTACTGCTCAAGCTGGCACTCAGCGTAGCTGATGTTGAATCAGTCGAAATCGTTTCAGACAAAATTACCAACGAAAAATAGGAGGCGAAAGTATGGACACAGTTCAGATGAACAAAAAAATCAAAGAAATTATGGATAGCAGTGATGTCTATTTGCTTTCTGAGGACGCCGCAAAGGCTATTGGAGTTGCTCCGCAAAACTTGCGTGAACAGGCAAAGGACGAACCCGAAAAATTGGGATTCAATGTAATTGTAGTCGGCACATCTATCCGTATTCCGAGAATACCGTTTCTCAATTATATTCTCGGTTCAAACCCGTTGAAAGGAGTGTAACAAATGTAGCATTTAAGAAACTATCCGACACGCAGAAAACTGCTCAAAGATGTGGAAAACCTCAGAGCAGAGAACAGACATCTCAGCATTGAACTGAGAAACGCAAGAACAGACCTTGCACTTGAAAAAACAGCGTCAAGCGGTTATCGTCACGAGAACAGAGAGCTAAAACGCAAACTCAAAGCCCTTGAAACGCCTGAATCCGAAGCATTCAATTTTGAATGTGTGGGGGTTGAAAATGCCAACGACTACAAGGTTGTTTGATGAAAAGAACATTTTGCGGACCTTAGCAAAATGTTTATCAAATATAAAGGTGGGAAAATATTTTGAATTACACTGATTTTATATCCTCAAACGGATACATATGCACTGAATCTGAGTTTGAAATTGCTAAGGCACACGCTAAGAACAAGTTGGCGGTTATTATCAGCCGATTTGGTGATGCAAACGGTGAACGCCTTGAGGATTATTACCTTGAACAGCTTATCAGGGAAGAACTCAGAGCTGAAAGAGTATCAAAGGCGTTGTTTGAAATGCAACTTGCAGGCAAAGAGAAATCCCGCATTGCTTAGGAACAGCAACACGGGATTAAACAAAAAGAAATTTAAACAAGCTCATTATATCATATTGAATCGAAAAATCAATAGTTAGGAGATATTAAAATGTGCGAAGTATGCAGAAGCACTCCGTGTAATCCGATGTGCCCAAACGCACCGCAAGTACTGGTAATGGGGCATTGCAGAGCGTGCAACGCAGAACTCAGATATGATTATACATATTTCAGAGATACAAATGATGATATTTTCTGTTCTCGTGAATGTGCCGAACTTTTTCACGGCATTACCGAGGAAGAATGGTCAATAGATTAAGGAGGTAACATAAAATGACCAAAATTACAGAACCCGTTAATTTGCTTGAAACTGCTGATATGGAAGAAGTAAAAAATCTGTCAACAGTTAATGATGCAGAACCTGATTCAACCGATTTAATTCAGGTAGCTCAGATTCCTGTCATCATCGAGAATCTCAAGCTGGTTAAATCTGAAATTGAGAAAAAGGTAAACACTGCCTGCGAAATGATATGTACAGACGAAAACTACAAGGAAATCAAGAAGTTGCGTTCATCGCTCAATAAGGAATTTGCGGAATTTGAAACTCGCCGAAAAGCGGTTAAATCGGAAATAATAACACCTTATGAGGCTTTTGAAACAGTTTATAAGGATTGTGTAACAAATCCGTACAAAAAGGCAGATTCGGCGCTCAAGGGCAAAATTAACGCTACCGAGCAGGAATTAAAAAGGATTAAATACGAAAAGTCTATGAGTTATTTTGAAGAATATAAGAAATCACTCGGTATTGACTTCGTAACATATGAGCAGGTTAATCTGAATATAACCATGAGCGTATCTCTCAAAAAGCTAAAAGAAACCATTAAGACCTTTTTGGACAAGGTTATGGATGACTTAAAGCTTATCGCAACGCAGGAGCACAAGGACGAAATCCTGTACGAGTATAAGCGGTCTTTGAATGTATCGGTTGCAATAACTTCCGTAACAGAGAGGTACAAGGCTATTGAAGAAGAAAAAGCAAGGGCAGAAGCCGAAAGAGCAGAGCGTGAAAAAGCCGAGCAGGCTGTGAGCAACACTCTTCACGAATATGAACCGTTTGTTGCAAATGTGCCTGAAGAAGTTGCTCCTCCGGTTGAAGAAATATCAGAACAGCCACAGCAAGATGAAAAAGTTCTGTCATTGTCATTCAAGGTTTACGGTACAAAATCACAGCTTAAAGATTTTGCACTCACTGTTAAGCAGTTAATCAACGAAAGGGGATTGCGCTATGAGTAATTATAATAATCAAAACAATCAGATTCAGCAGAGAAAGCCGAAGTTTTCGTCAATGCTCCAGACACAGGCTTTTCAGAAAAGTCTTTCAAACTCAATGAAAGACCCGAAGGAAATTCAGAAATTTACGGCGGCTATCACATCTGTGGTGAGTACAAATCCTGCACTCGAAGAATGCGATGCAGCTACAATTCTTTCGGCGGCTCTTTGCGGTCACTCTCTCGGACTTCCTCCGTCACCACAGCTCGGTCAGTATTATATGGTCCCGTTTAAGGACAGAAAGAATAAGCGTACAACAGCTACATTTGTTCTTGGCTATCGTGGCTATATTCAGCTTGCTATCCGTTCAGGACAGTATAAAAGACTTAATGTGGTGGAAATCAAAGAGAGAGAACTTCTTAATTGGGATCCGCTCACAGAAGAAATTACAATCAAAATGATTGAAGATGAAACAGAGCGTGAAACAGCTGAAACAATCGGATATTATGCTTATTTTCGCTATGTAAACGGCTTTGAGAAAGCTCTTTACTGGAGTAAGGATAAGATGAAACAGCACGCTATGAAGTATTCAGCCGGATATGCAAGCGATGTCAATAAGGGTACAAGTTACACTTTTTGGGCAAAGGATTTTGATGCTATGGCAAAAAAGACAATGCTCAGACAGCTTATAAGCAAATGGGGTATTATGAGTGTTGAAATGCAGACAGCATATGAAGCTGATAATCATATTATCAATGCTGACGGAACTCCCGATTATGACACCGATACCATGATTGATGCAGAAGTTCCTGCTGAAACACCTGAAATTTACAATTCATCTTCATCTGAACCGGATGAAGAACAGTTCTCTATTGATGATCTTGCAGAATGAAATGATTGATTTAGAGATAATAAGCACAGGCTCTAATGGCAACGCAGTCTTTCTTGACGGTCAGGTCTTGATTGACTGCGGAGTGCCGTTCAACAAACTTGTTGAGTGTGAAGTGGTTGACCGAGTTAAATATGTTTTTTTAACTCATCAACACGGAGACCATTGTAATGTTGCTACTCTAAAGCGACTGCTGTCCGAACACCCTTGTATTCGGATAATTTACCCCAATTATCTTTGCAAAAAGCTTTTTTTATTAGGTGATACCTCCTTTCAATACAATTCTTTCATAGTCGCTCAGGATAAATGGTACTCAATCAGCAATATTACTTTTTCAGCAGTACCACTTCGGCATGATGTTCCTAATATCGGCTGGAAGTTACACTTCAACACTCAACAGGGGATATATAAAGTTATATACGCAACTGATACATCGGAAATCGCTCATATAACAGCTAAGAACTACGATTTGTATCTTGTAGAAGCTAACTACTCAAAAACAGAATTACTTAATCGAATAAAAGATAAACGATTGAAAGGTCAATATGTGTACGAAGATAGAGTTCTTCGTACACATTTGAGCAAAGAAAAGTGCGATGAATGGTTGTATCAAAATATGGGTAATAACAGTTTCTTCGTTTATATGCACCAACATGAGGACTTAGTATGATTACATCAGCGAACATAGTATCTTATGACGGATATAACTTAATAGTAAGACCGCATGAGCGTATCGGCAGAGAACTTGCACAGAAACAAGTACATGAAATTGAACTCAGAATTGTTGACGGACGCACGATTTCTGCCGAACAGCGAAGAAAAATATACGCAATCATCAGAGATATAGCATTTTGGTGCGGAGATAATCCCGAATGGATTAAAGAATATTTCAAGTTTAATTTTTGCGGTGAATTTGGCATTGAATACTTTTCGCTGTCTGATTGCGAAAAAAGCGTAGCAAGAGATTTCATAAGCTATCTGATAGATTTTTGTTTCTACCAAAATATCGGAACAAGAGATACTCTGCTTAATGTTACAGATGATATAGGCAGATACTTGTACAGTTGTCTTGAAAATCGTAAGTGTGCAATATGCAATGCACCAGGTGAAGTTCATCATGTTGACAGAATTGGTATGGGGCGAGATAGGGAACAGATTGTACATATAGGATTAAAAGCTATATGCCTTTGCAGAAAGCACCACGATGAAGCACATCGGCACGAAAAAGAGCTGTTTGATAAGTACAAAATCTACGGTATAGAGCTTGATGAATATCTTTGTACAAAGCTGAAACTTAATACAAAAAGAAAGAGGTGATACAGTGAATGGCTGGACAACCAAAGCGAGGGCTTGACTTTGCGGCTTGGGATGTTCACTTGTTCGATGATGATGAGAGATTTGATGTGCTTATTGATGCACAGGGTTGGGACGGCTTTGGAGTATTTTTTTGGATTTGTACCAAAGCTTATGCAACAAATGGTTACTATTATGAGTGGCGAGAAGAAACCAGTGCTGCCACGATAGCGAAACGAATGAGCGGTGGAATTAAATCAGATACGGTAAATCAGGTAGTTAAGCTTTGCTTACGAATTGGGCTGTTTGATAACGGGCTGTTTGATAGGGAGAGCATACTGACCAACAAAATGATGCAAGAACGATATATGTACGCTATCGAAAAACGCTCCGTGCGAGGTCGCACAATAAATAGATTATATTGGCTTTTGAAAACGGAAGAAACAAAGGCTTATATAGTTATACCTGAAAATGAGCATAATCTCTCCGAGAATGAACATAATCTCTCCGAGAACGACACAAAGAAAAGTAAAGTAAAGGAAAGTAAAGTAAATAGAAATAATTATTATGCGATGCCGTCTGCAAATGCAGCCGACACCGCCGGTGAAAATATTTTTATTACATTACCTTTGAACGATAAGAGTAATTATCCAGTTTCAAAATCTGATGTTCAGCACTACAAAATTTTGTATCCTGCTGTTGATGTAGAACAACAATTGCGTTCGATGTTGGGGTGGCTCGAAGCTAATCCAAGCAGGAGAAAAACAAGAACCGGCATTAAAGGTTTCATTACTAAATGGCTTAATAAGGTCCAAGACAGAGGAGGTGTAGGATATGGATTCAATCCAAGCGATAATGTCAAGAATAATGTCACCACAGCGAGCGGAGGAAATTATCCAACGGGCGAGAAAGTCTTCTAAAGAACTCACTCCGAGAGAAAAAGCCGAACAAGAAGCAAAAGTGTTTAACTCAACACCCGGTAAGCTCATTGGCTATGAGTGCGAGAAATGTATGAACCGAGGCTATATTTACCGTGTAAAGGCAGGCGAAACGCCTTTCGGGCAGGTTACATATGATGTGGTTGCTTGCAAATGTGATTGTATGAAAATTCGAGATGAACTTCACAGAATGCAGAACAGCGGTCTTCAAAAACTTCTTAAACGATATACTTTTGAAAGTTACAAGACAACCTCAGATTGGCAGAAATATGTGAAAGATAAAGCATATGAGTACATTGACAAATGCTCTGATTGGTTCTTCTTCGGCGGTCAGCCCGGTTGTGGAAAGACACATATATGTACGGCTATTGTCGGAGCATTACTCAAAAAAGGCAAAGCACCTAAATATATGCTTTGGCAGGATGATATTACCAAAATCAAGCAGGCATCGAGTAATTTAGAGGTGTATGAAGCTCTCATAAATTCATATAAGCAAGCGGAAATTCTTTACATTGATGATTTCTTTAAAACTCGCAGGGGCGATTTTGTCTCAACAGCTGATGTCAATGCTACATTTAAGATTATCAATTACAGATACAATGAAGGATTGCCGACTGTCATAACATCTGAATTATCACTTGAACAGATTTCGCAGATTGATGAGGCTTTAGGCAGTAGAATTTCAGAAATGGCTAATCCGAAAATTTTTATTAAAGCCGATAAAAATAAGAATTACCGTTTTACGAGAGGAAATGAAAATGATGTCTGAAGCACAGGAGCAATGTAAACTCATTAAATGGGCGGATAAATGTGTGCAAATGAAAATACATCCTGAACTTTCAATGCTGTACGCTGTTCCAAATGGTGGCAGAAGAGATAAAGCCGAAGCCGCACATCTTAAAAGGCAAGGAGTTAGGGCAGGTGTTCCGGATTTATGCCTTGCTGTGCCAAAAGGTAAATATCACGGCTTATATATTGAGCTTAAAGTCGGCAACAATAAGACTTCTGAACATCAGGATAAATGGTTGCAGAATCTTTCACGGTGCGGATACGCCGTAAAGGTATGTTATGGCAGTACATCAGCAAAGCAGACAATTGAAAAATATCTGCAATTGGGTGATTGATTATGAAATTGCAGGTTTGTCGAAAGTGTAAACACGAATATCATCCGTGTAGCATACGGAAATGCCCGTACTCTGAAAAAGGTTTGTACATCTGCGTTTACTGCTGTAAGCACTGTAGGTTTTGCAAGCCCGTAAGCACAGGCTTTGTCTGTGAATTTGAAAGGAGAGAAAGCATTGAAAGCGAGAATACCCGTTAAGCTGAAAAGAGAGACTATGGCGGAGATTAACCGCCTTGCAGATAGAGAATATCAGAAAGTCAAGGACAAGGAAATTGCGGACGCCACAAGGCGAATTTTTAAGACGATTGTATTTGCTTTGTATAAGGATTTCGGCTTTGGCCGTGATAGATGCGCAAAGGCACTAAAGTCTATGACCGAAATAATTGAACACTCTGACACTGACGAAGTGTTTTGGGAGCATATCGACCGTGTGGTTATCGACAAGCTGAAACTTGAATTTGAGAAGCGGGACTACACAGACAACGGAAAAGTTGTTAATTTTGAAGGAGACGAAGAAAATGATTGATTGTACGAAAACTACAAACTACTTCAGCGAAAAGAAAAGAATGGGTAGACAGGCGAGCGGAGTGTGCAAACTTAGATGTACAGATTGCCCTATGGGCATGAGGAATAACGGCATAGGTGTTACGTGTTCGGATTTTGAATCATCTTACCCTGAACAAGCAATCGAAGTTGTTCAGAGGTGGAGCAATGCGTATCCGCAAAAGACATTTCTTACGGAGTTCTTGAAGAACTATCCGAACGCTCAGCTTAGAATAGACGGAATACCTAAAGGTGCATGTCCGTACAACTTAGGACTGATGAGTCTGAATGATTGCAGAAAAAACGGTAACTGCGTAAAATGCTGGAATCAGCCTATTGAGGACGGTGAAGAGTAATGGACTTAGAAAAGGTTGCTATAATGCGACTTCGTGACGGAGCAGAAATAAGTAAACGCTACTATGATAAACCGCTTATGCTTTGTTACTCAGGTGGCAAAGATAGCGACATTATTTTAGATTTAGCGATTAAATCGGGTATAGACTTTGAAGCTCAACATAGTCACACAACGGCTGATGCTCCCGAAACAGTTTACCACATACGCAATAAATTTAATGAGTTGGAATCTAAAGGCATAAAATGCAACATTGATATGCCAAGATACAAGGGTAAGCCGACATCTATGTGGTCACTGATAGTGCAAAAAGGTATTCCACCCACAAGGTTAGTAAGATATTGTTGTGCAATTCTGAAAGAAACAGGCGGTAAGAATCGTGCTATTGCCACAGGAGTGCGAAGAGCCGAAAGCACGAAAAGACGGTCGAAGGGAATAATCGAAACTTATTCTTCTAATCTGTCAAATAGAATTGTCCTTAACAATGACAATGACGATAAGAGGCAGATAGTTGAGCATTGTCAGTTACAAGGGAAGATAATCTTCAACCCTATTTGTGATTGGTCGGATAGTGATGTTAGGGAGTACATCAACCAAGAACACATTAATCTTAATCCGTTATACAGTTGTGGATTTGACCGTGTTGGATGCATTGGCTGTCCAATGGTAAGTAAGAAGAGATTTGCGGAATTTGCACGATATCCCAAGTACCGAAATTTGTATATAAGAGCATTCGACAAGATGCTTGAAGTGAGAAAGCAAAGAGGCAAAGCTACACAACACGCTAATGGACTTGAGGTTTATCACTGGTGGATGCAGGATGGTGTTTTACCGGGGCAATTAAGTTTTGACGGAGAGGATTGGTGAAGAGCGATGATTGAAAAAGAATTAAAAATCCGTGATTTTTGCGGTGACTATGCTTTGGATATACCGTTCGCAGACGGTAGTGTAAACACGATATACTTTAATTCAAAACGAAATGCCGAAACAGTTAAGCATATTATCGAAGTTGACGGTAGTAAACCCAATCATGCTACGGTGTGTGAAATGGAAGAAATCAGGCACGGAAAGTGGGAATACGACAGCGGGGATGTCGGTTATGCAATTTATTTATGTTCTGAGTGTGGTAATTTTATTGCTCTTTATGCGGGCGTTTTTAGCGAGGGTATTGATTTGTATCCATATTGCCCTTACTGCGGAGCAAAAATGGATAAGGAGTGAAAATAATGACAAGAACTGAATTTGAAAAGTATTTAGGTAAGGATGTAACAATTACTCTGTATGATGGAGCGATATACGCAGGCATATTACACCAAACTGGCGAAAAAGCTTTTGCGGACAATCCTAATTTATCAGTGCCGTTAAATTTTTATTTTTGTATTGATGAGAATAATGAAGTAGTTAAAAATACTGTATTTAGAGTGTCGCATATCCAGAAAATCAGCTGCAATGAAAAGTTAAGAATGACAAATTTTGAAAGGATTAAATCAATGAGTATTGATGAAATGGCTCGAAGTTGTATAGACTTTTTCAGTTGCCCGTACGGAACTCCGTATGTCGGTTGTCCTATGGAAAAGCGATTCAATAACAGCTGTATTGACTGCACAAAACATTGGCTTGAAAGTGAGGTAGAAGAATGAGAGACATTAAAAATATTACCGTTAATTACGATAACGGCGAAATAGAAACCTTAAATAAAGGTGTAGTTGTTGGTTTTGATGAAATCGACAACGAAGAAGAAACTATCAAGGTCAGCTATCGTATGTGCGATATTAAAGGCAAGGATTTGTATTTGATTGTAAACGCTGTTATTGCGTTGGCACAGAAACTTGGTATGCTTGACGAGGAGGAGCGTGATGCGGATTGACGGTTAAAGATTATTTATATTCGGTCAGGGTTTCGGATAAGCTGATCAGAACGAAAGAACACGAGCTGTCGAAACTTAGGCTGAATATTGCACAGGTATCGGTTAAGCAAAACGAACCTGTTAAGACATCGGGAGTTAATGACCCTATGCGGATTGTTGACAGGATTGCAGACCTACAGGCTGAAATCAATCGGGAGATTGACAATCTTGTACGGTTGAAAACTGAAATTCGCAGTAAAATCAACGCACTTGATGATTACCGTTACATTGCGATTTTGACCGAGTATTACATAAATTGTCATCGGTGGGAAGATATTGCAGAGTGTATGGAAATGAGCGTAAGGCATACCCTGAGGTTGCACGGCGAAGCGTTACAGGCATTCCGAAAAAAGTTCGATTTTTCGTAAAATTATTTTAAAATGTCATTGAATGTCACCCTTACCCTGCGTATAATGGTATTATGAAAGTTTGACAAACAGGACATATGTGAAACTCTCCTAAGATAAAAATTGCACAGACCGCTCTCGTTTGAGGGCGGTTTTGTGTTGTGTGTGGTTATTTTATACAAATTATTACTTTCTTAATTGTGCGGTTTACAGAAAAATGTAAAATTCGTTGAATTGTGTCAAATAATATGATAGATTAGTGGTATATAATAACTAAGGAGAGCTACATATGAGCGAAGAAAGTAAGGCAAAAACCTGTTTTGTTATAATGCCTATATCAGATCAGCCGAAATACCCTGCAGGTCATTTTGACAAAATATACGAACAGATAATTGTTCCTGCTGTCAAAGAAGCAGGATTTGAACCTATAAGAGCAGATAGCAATCAAATATGTGATTCGATAATGCAAAAAATTTTGAAAAATTTAGTTGAATGTGATATGGCAATTTGCGATTTAAGTTCAAGAAATCCGAATGTTATGTATGAATTAGGAATTCGACAAGCCTATGGTAAAAAAGTAGTTTTGATACAGGACGATGCTACTGATAAAATTTTTGATGTAGCAGGAATAAATACTGTTTTTTATAAGAGAGATAGGTTGTATGAAAATGTTATTAAGGCAAAAGATGATATTGCTAATGCGATAAAGGAAACTTATGAAAATGGTTCATTTTCGTTAATGAGTATAGCAAATTTAGAAAATGCAACTGTAGATAATTCCAAAGTTGATGAGGTCGTTTTCGATAGATTTATGATGAAATCAATATATTCAAAGTTAGATGCTATTGAAGATTCAATAAGAATGTTTTCTAATACGCCAAATGTTAGTGACGAATTAAATGTTGACCTTAATAATCGTGAATTTGCAAGCTTGCTTATGGAATGTCGATATGCATTGAGAAACAATCCCAATAATCTTGATTTACTTATTTCCTGTTATCAAAAATTGTTGAGAGTTAATAGTTTATTGATTAACAATAAGGACAATAAATTACTTACGCCTAAAGACTGTTTGATATTAAGAAATACACTGGCAGAATTGAATGACAGAATTAATGATTTAACGCTTAATACTGATTAATTGAGAGTGCATTTAGTACTCTCTTTTCTTTTGCTTATTTTTAGAATTTTCAGACAAAGAGAGGTGATACCGTGAAAGACAAATTAAATGCAAGGCAGAGAAAGTTTGCGGAATATTATGCGCAGAGCGGTAACACCGTTCAGAGTGCGATACAGGCAGGATATTCAGAAAATTACGCAAACGCAAGAGCATATGAATTGTTGGAGAATGTTGGAGTTTCAAAATACATCAAGGAGCTTTCCGATAAGCTCAAAGATGAGCGCATTATGAGTGCAAAGGACAGACAGGTTGCTTTGTCCGACATTGCAAGGAATGACGGGCAGGACACCTCCGACAGAATCAGGGCGATTGACACGCTCAACAAGATGACGGGCGAATACACCGTTAAGGTTGACGCAAAGGTTGAGCAGTCCGAAAAGCTATCCGATGTGTTCAGACAGTTGGGTGGTGAGGGACTGAGTGAGTAACAAATTCCCGTTGTCACAAAAGTATATCGACTTTATCAACACAACAAATGTGTCGGCTGAATTTCTTGAAGGCACTACAGCCTCAGGAAAAACAACAGTCGGAGCAGGCGTTAAGTTTATGCGAATGGTGTCGCAGTCGCCGAAGAAGCTTCACGCAATTGCCGCCAAGACAACTGGTAAAGCCGAAGAAACCATTATTCAGCAGGATAACGGTATTCTCGACCTGCACCGTAACGCTGTCTATTGTGGTAACGGCGACAAGGCTTACAAGCTGCCGCATATCAAGTTTGAGGACAAAATTATCTATATTCTCGGTTACAGCAGTCGGGATAAATGGGAAATGGTTCTCGGTGCGCAGTTTGGGTGCGTTTATATTGACGAAATCAACACCGCCGATATCGAGTTTATCCGAGAGATGTCAACCCGTAATGACTATATGCTTGCAACGCTGAATCCCGATGATCCGAGCCTGCCTGTGTATAAGGAGTTTGTCAACCGCTCCCGTCCTTTTAAAAAATATGAAAACGATGTTCCTCCCGAGATTACTGCGGAGCTTACCGAAGAACCTGTACCGAATTGGCGGTATTGGTTCTTTTCTTTTGCCGACAATTTAAGTCTTACGCCCGAGCAGATTGAGAAGAAAAAGAACTCTGCACCGAAAGGTACAAAGCTCTATAAAAATAAAATCTTAGGTTTGCGAGGCAGAGCAACAGGTCTTGTGTTCCCGAATTTTGAGAGGGCAAGACATATCAAATCAAAAGAGTGGGCAGGAAAGTTTTTGAACTGTAACCGCAAGTCGGAACACTTTGTTCAGTTCACCGCAGGTCTTGATACCGCCTATTCGCAGAAGTCGCCTGACACTATCGCAATGACATTTTACGGCATTACCAATCACGGCAAGTGTGTTCAGCTTGATGAAAGAGTTTATAACAACGCTGAAATGCAAACACCTATTGCCCCGAGTGACACGGTGAAGAATTTTATTGATTTCCTTGACCGCAACCGTGATGAATGGGGCTTTGCACGCACGGCTTTTATTGACAGCGCCGACCAAGCGACTATTACCGAATTTCAAAAGTATAAGCGACAGCACGGCTGTGTCTATGACTTTGCAAATGCATGGAAGAAAACGAAGATTATCGACCGAATCAATCTTGTACTCGGCTGGCTTGCCACCGACTGTTATTTTGTGCTTGAACATTGTAAAAACACGATTGCCGAGTTTGAAATTTATAGCTGGCGAGAGGATAAAGACAACACACCCGAGGACGGTCACGACCATTGCATTAACAGCGGTCAATATGCGTGGCTGCCGTTTAAAAATATTATTGGAAGTGAAATAAATGGGGCTGATTAACAGAATGGCTGAATCTATCAGATCGGGAATTAAAAACTTTTTGCAGATTACTCCTGCAAGCGACAAAACAATTACCGTCACCGAAACAAGCAATCATCTGACCGAGTGCTTTATCAATCGCATTTGGTATTGGGGCAACAGCAGACAGCTTGCGGAGCTGTACAGGCAGATTGATACAAACAAAACTATGTTTTGGGCGGCAAAAAGCACAAAGGGGCTTGAAATCCGTAAAATACACACGGGCTTGCCGGCACTCATCTGCGAAACGCTTGTGAATATCGTAATTTCCGACTACAACGGCACAGATGTTACAAGTAAAAATTCAACCGCTTATGCAGAGCGTTGGGAAGACATTGAAAAGCAGAACAAGCTATCCGACACGGTTAAGCAAATGCTCCGTGACCTATGTGTTGTCGGTGACGGTGCTTTTAAGGTCAGCTTTGACACGGCTGTATCAGATGTTCCGATTGTTGAATGGTATCCTGCCGAAAACATCGACTTTACATATGTGCGTGGCAGAATCCGAGAGGTTAAGTTTTACACCGATTACACGCAAAAACACCGCCGTTACCGTTTTGAAGAAACATACGGTTACGGCTATATTCACTATGCTTTGTATGATGACAACGGCAAAGAGATTGACCTGCACACGGTTGACGCTCTTTCGTGGATTGATTCAAAGGGCGTTACATTTGACGAATCATATATGTGGGCTGTACCTGTCCTTTACGGCAAATCGTGCCACAAGGGCAGAGGTGCGGGCATTATCGGCATAAAAACAGACGCTTTCGACAGCCTTGATGAAGTGTGGTCACAGTGGATGGACGCACTCAGAGCCTGCCGAACAAAGCAGTATGTGCCTGATTGCCTTGTTCCGAGAAATCCCGAAACCTGTCAGCCGATATCGCCAAATCCGTTTGACAACCGATTTATCACCGTGGGCAACGATATGTCTGAAAACGGCAACGGCAACAGGATTTACACCGAAAGTCCGCAGATTCAGCACGAAAGCTATTTGAGTTCATACATTACTGCCCTCGACCTCTGCTTACAGGGCATTATATCGCCGTCAACTCTCGGCATTGATACGAAGAAGCTTGATAATGCAGACGCTCAGCGTGAAAAGGAAAAGACAACCCTTTACACAAGGCAGAACCTTGTGAAAATTACGCAGAACGCACTTCAAAGCCTTGTTGCAGTTGTACTCAATGCAGACGGTGAACTTAACGGCAAGGGTATTGTTGAGGGCTTGGAAGTATCCGTAAACTTCGGCGAATATGCAAATCCGAGCTTTGAAAGTCAGGTTGAAACTGTGTCAAAAGCAAGACAGGGCGGTTTGATGTCAGTTGAAACCTCGGTTGACGAGCTTTACGGCGACAGCAAGTCGGAGGATTGGAAAGCCGAAGAGGTGCAGAGAATTAAGGAAGAACAGGGCATTGCAGGCGAAGAAGAAAAATCGGAGCTTGACGATGTGGACCTTACCGACACAGAAGAACCTGACAATAACGCAGATGATGAAGAAAATGCGGAAAATAATGCAGAAAAAACCGAAAGCAATCCCGAACAGAATGATACACAGGTAAACAATGAGTGATTACAATATCAGAGAAGCCTTTGAAAAAATCGAAGATGAACTGATTAACAGCATGATGAGAAATTTCAGCCGTCACAGAGCCGAAGAAACCAAAGAGGGTTACAACTGGACACAATGGCAGGCTGAACAGCTCAAAAGTCTTGAAGAGTACCGTAAGCACAACGCAAAGAAATTCGGCAAGCGTTTCAAAACCATTAACGGCAAGGTTGAAGAGATGATTCGCACCGCCAAAGCTGACGGAAATGCAAGTCAGGAGGCAGAAATTCTTGAAGCTGTCAAGGACGGTTTCAAAGCCCCGAAAAAGCCGTCAGCACACAGCACAGCCGAATTTTTTAAGGTGAATGACCGTAAACTTGATGCACTCATAAAATCGACCACAGACGATTTAAAGAGGGCAGAAACGGCAGTTTTGCGTATGAGCAACGACAAGTACCGCAAGGCGATTTTTAACGCACAGGTTGCAATGAACACGGGTGCGGTTACATACGAAAAAGCCGTTGATATGGCGTGTAAAGATATGCTCAACGCAGGTCTTAATTGTGTGGAATACAAAAATGGTGCAAGGCACACGCTCTCGGATTATGCGGATATGGCGGTTAAAACAGCCAACAAAAGAGCCTATCTGCGTGGTGAGGGCGAAAAGCGAGCCGAATGGGGAGTATCCCTCGTTGTTGTGAACTCAAGACAGGGCGGTTGCCCCGATTGTGCAAAATATATCGGCAAGGTGTTTATTGACGATGTTTATTCAAACGGCAAAAAGTCAGACGGAAACTATCCGCTTCTCTCAACCGCAATCAAGAACGGTTTGTTTCATCCGAGATGTAAGGACAGCACAAGTACATTTTATCCCGAACTTGATGATTTGGACGCACCGTTGTCTGAAGATGAAATCAAAGAGCTTGACCGTCAGCGAGGAATTGAGGAAAAACAGCAGTATGCACAGCGACAGGCAGAACGCTTTGACCGCCGTGCCGAATACAGCCTTGATGGAGACAATAAACGCATTGCCCAAACCCGAGCCGATGAGTGGCACGATAGGGCGAATACGCTTGAAGAAAAGGCAAAACAATTCTCACTAAACACCAATGAACAGAAATATTACAGACCTGTTTTTGAAGAAGATATATCAAAAACTTTTGAACGCAAAATTGAGGGCGAAACAATTACAATTGATACCCACAAGGGAAATACATTGTGTGATAATGTTTATATTTCAGATAAGGTAAAGCTAAAACGAAAAGAACTTCATAATTTTGATATGCAAGTGAGAAAAGCGTTTGATATGCTCGGAGAGGTTGAAACAAGCGGAAAGCCTGAAATTTGTATTGTCACTCCCGAAGAAATGCGAGTAAATGCTATTGCTTCATATATGCCAATGCAGAATGTTCTAAATGTCAATTCAGCATACTTTTCAACAAGTGATTTGTCAGGCTTACAAGAAAACTTGGCTTGTCCGCAAGACAGATTGAGTACAATTCTGCACGAACTGATTCATTGGCAAGACGCTAAAAATTACAGAGCAAAATTCGGAAGTATTAACGATTATTTTGAATATTGCGATTACCTTAATAAAATTTATGCTCCAAAGGTTGAAAAATTGATAAATAACGGTTATAATATAGAGGATATAAGTGAGTATGCTTTTGAATGCTTAAAAGATAAAGCTATGGATGAAGTGTATAACGAGTACAGAGTCAGCAAACTTTTAGGGTGATGATGGTATGAGATTGATACAAACTGAAGAACAAAAATCTCTATGGAATGCGTTTAAGCCGTACCTTGTAACAAATGGTTTAAATGTCACTTTGCGTGAAGATGCTCCACAAGAAGCTAAAGATGCTGAAGCACTTTACAGTAAGCTTAGAGAGAAACAAAAAATGCAATATCTAAAAAATAGTGGCATAATCTAACCGCTCCGTAAAAAGGGCGGTTTTGTTATATGCAATTCACAAAAACAGCATAAAATTACGAATTGAGCATTTTATAATCGACAGCAATGTTGATTATAGGGTGCTTTTTGCATTTAAACCGGTCGAAATCGACCAGTTTAAAATATTGAAAAGGTGGTGACAGAATGAAAATCAGAGTAACAACAGCATTTAACGACAGGCAGAACGGTTATGTAACCCGACCTGTGAATGAAGTTTTTGAATGCTCAGAGCAGAGAGCAAAGGAACTCATTGACGGTGGTTTTGCAGAAGAGGTCAAGTCTGACGCTCCCAAAAAGCCGAGAGCCAAAGCAGTTAAAACAGAAAAAACAGAAAAAGCGGATTAAGCACTTTACGAATATGTAAGGTGCTTTTTTATTGTCCGAAGACATTAAACTACGGGAGACACCGTGCAAAACTGAAACAGAGAGACACTCTATAAACTGATTACGGGAGACACCCGAAAAACTGAAAGGATATGAAAAAATGGCAGAACCAAATCCAACACCAACACCCAATGAACCGACACCTGCACCGCAGGGAACTCCACAGGGAAACGCTCCTGCCTTTGATTACGACAAGCTCGCAAGCCTTATTACAGGCAAACAGAGCGTGACAGAGGACACCGTTTTGAAGTCGTATTTTAAGGAGCAGGGATTGTCAGCCGATGAGATGAAAGAGGCTATCGGTGCTTTTAAAAAGCAGAAAGCCGAGAACACTCCCGACTTTGCAAAAATGCAGTCGGAAGTTGAATCTGCAAACAACGCAAAGCTTATGGCAGAAGTCAACCAATCGGCAACCCTCGAAGCCGTAAAACAGGGCGTTGACATTGCAACAGTTCCTTATGTGCTTAAAATTGCAGACTTTTCAAAGGCTGTGACAGACGGCAAGGTCAATGCGGAAAAGCTGACAGAGGCTGTTAAAAAGGTGCTTGACGATATCCCCGCACTCAAGGGCAAACCTGCCGAGAACGGCACAGGAGTTAAGAAAATCGGCGGTGACGGCAACGGTACATCGGACGGTACAAAACCAAAGGCAAATGTTCCTACCAAAAAATGGAACAGATTTAATATTTAACCAAAGAAAGGATTGAAAAAATCATGGCAAACACAAATAACTATGCCGAGCAGTTCAGCCCTGATCTGCTCGAAATTCTTGTTCAGGGCACACTTACATCACCATTCATCACTTCAAATGTAAAGTGGGTTGGCGCAAGAACTTTCCACTTCACACAGATGAGCACATCAGGCTTTAAGAACCACAATCGCAACGGCGGTTGGAACAAAGGCAAATATACACAGACAGATGTTCCTTTCACTTGCGAGCACGACAGAGATATTGAGTTCCTTGTGGATAAGGCAGATGTTGATGAAACAAATTCGACTGCAAGAGTTGAGAACATTTCAAAGACATTTGAGCAGACACAGGTTGCTCCCGAAACAGACGCACTTTTCTTCTCAAAGGTTGCAGCAAAGGCTCAGGCAACAGACGGCTACCATTCTTCAACAAAGACATCGGAGTGGACTAAGGAGAACGCTTATTCAAAGCTCAAAACAATTCTCTCTGCCGGCAAGCTCCGCAGATACAAGGCAAGAGGCACACTTGTTGCCTATGTGACATCTCACATTATGGACTGCCTTGAACAGTCAACAGAGTTCACTCGCAAGATTGAGCTTACACAGATTGCAGAGGGCGGTATCGGCATTGAAACAAGAGTGACCGAGATTGACGGTTGCCCTATCATCGAGGTTATTGACGATGAGCGTTTCTACGATAACTTCAACTTTAACCCCGATGACGGCGGTTTTGAGCCTGCAACAGGCGCTCACAAAATCAATGTTCTTGTTGCCTGCGGTGAAACCTGCAAGACTGTTCCGAAGATTTCAAGCATTTACTTCTTTGCTCCCGGCTCACACACAGAGGGTGACGGCTGGCTCTATCAGAACCGTTCACTTTCCGACACATTCGTATTCCCGAACGGCAAGGACGGCAAAATTGACAGCATTTATGCCGATGTTGACACAACGGCGGTTGCGTAATGTATGCCGATTACATTGAACATCAGGGTGGAGATGAAAACAGTATTATCTCTGCCGAACACATTGATGTTCTGACTTTTAACCGCATTGATTTTGAAAAACTTTCGGAAATGCAGAAGAGAATCATCGGCAGAGTGCATGGCAGACTTACTGCTTTTGAAGAAGAAAATGCCGATATGATTTCTTCCTATCTGAAAAGCTATTCAATCAACGGTACATCAATGGAATTTGGCGCAAGCTGGAATTTAATGTGTATCAGCGGAGTGGCAATTCCTGCCGACCTCTATGCGTTGCTAAAATCAACAGGACTTTGTTATCCTGCAATCTGAAAGGTGCGTGAAAACCGTGAAATTTCCGTCACTTGTAAAAAAGCAGTTCTGCAAAACTCCTGTCGAGGTCACAATCTACGGTGAGGGTGTTACCGAAGACGGAGCACCCCTGACCGTGTTTGAATGCAAAAATCTGTATCCCTCCGACAGCTTGTACCCGTCAGCAACCCTGCACGGTGGCTCTGCCTTGTGTAATATGCAGTCAAAGGCAAAGACGGTCTATACCAAAGAGCAGAAAATTGTTCAGGTGTCGGCTGTCTTGCTTTTTGACGGCGACATTGCTCCCGACAGCCCCACTTTAAGCGGTGGCTTTGTAATCCTTGACGGCGTAAAACGAAACATCGTACAGGGTACAAAACACCGCAACCCCGACGGCAAAGTTAATTTTACGGAATTGGATGTGATTTAATGGGATTTTCGGTATCATCAAAAATCAAACTCAATATGCCTGTTGTAAAACAGCTTGATAGGGCAAAGCAACAGGCTCTTGAACAGACAGGTGACGCACTTCTTACACGGGTGAAAAACAAGCAGGTAATGCCGTTTGATACAAGCATACTTCAAGACGATAGTACCGCTGTTGATTATTCACAAAGTGCAAAGGGGATAGTTAAAATTGTGTCAGATACTCCGTATGCAAGACGGTTGTATTTTCATCCCGAGTATAATTTCAGCCGTAAGGAAAACATTGCCGCCGGCGGTAAATGGTTCTCACCGTGGCTTGAGGGCGGTACACGGCAGAATTTTTGCAGTCGGGCATTTGTGAGATTATACAGAAAGGAAGCAGGACTTTGATTTACTTATCGGACATCAGAGATTGGCTCAAAAGCGTTACCTCAGCCGAGCATTATTACATCGGCAAACTTGACAATAAGCAGGACAGGTCAATCGGTGTGTATTCATTAAAGCAGTCGGGAACACCCACAAGGGCAATCGGCGGTGAAAGCACCTACGATACAATAAGCGTGTCTTTGCTTATCCATTACACCGACAACGCAAGAGAAACCGAGGAGTTTGCACGCAGACTTTACGAAACGCTTTACGACATTAAAAATGTTGAAATTAAGGAACACAAAATCTATATAATCGAACTGCTCACGGAAGAACCCGTTGATGTGGGAACAGACGACAAGGGTGTGTATGAGCAGGTCATTGAAGTTAAATTTTATTACGAAAGGAAGTAATTTTATGGCAAAAGTTGAATCGGGAGTATTCCCATGCTATGAAAATCAGTTTGCGGTTGGCAAGGCAGGAACAGAATCCGCCACGACAAATATTGCTAACTGCGAAGAATTTTCTGTTGCATTTGACAACGGTGTCGAGGAATGGACAGCCTTTGAAAACGAGGGCTGGAAGTCAAGGCTTATGACAGCAAAGTCAATCACAATTTCGGTAAAGGGCAAGCGTACAATCGGTGACGCAGGCAATGACCAGATTGCCGCCCTTGCATTTGAAAACGGCAGAAAGGCAGAAGTTTCGTTTATGTGGACCTTCCCCAACGGTGCAACCGTCCTCTTTAAAAATGCAGTTGTATCCGTTACATCAAACGGTGCAGGCGCAAGTACGGGTGTTGCTCCGCTTGAATTTGAAGTTATGTCAAATGGCAAGCCGGTATATACAGCAGCCGCTTAAAAAACGAAAGGAATGAACGATTATGTCAAAGTTAATTGATATTACAGACAAGCTTAATTTTGAGGAAAAGCCGAGTGTCAGAGTTAAAAATGTTGACCTTGCAATCAACAATGACGCAGTTTCAATGCTCAAAGTTGCGGCACTTTTTGAGGACGGCAACGGTAAAAGTAAAGATGTTATCGAAATGTATCATCTTCTTTTTGATGAATCCGAGAGAGAAAAGATTGAAAAGTTAAAACTGAATATGCACGATTTCAACGCCCTTATCAGCGAATCTGCCAAAATTGCAACAGGCGATTTGACTGACGAGGGGGAAGTTCAGACCCCGGCTACGACCTGATTGATGACTTTGATTTAATCGTGTCGAGCTTTCGCTCGGAGTACGGGGTCAGCATTTATTCAAAGGATTTTGCAAAAATGAGTTGGAATGAGTTCTGCTCACTTCTGCAAGGCTTAGGACCCGAAACACCGCTTGCAAGAACGGTTCAAATTCGCCTTGAAACCGACAAAGAAGTCTTGAAAAACTTTACTTCGTCACAGCATAAAATCCGCAACAAATGGCGGTCAAGGAATGTAAAGCACTATTCAGACGAAGATATGAACACCGTTCTTGCAGAATTTCAAAACTTTTTTGCTAATCTGTAAATTTGTACATAAATTTCGCTGTATCTACAAAATTCTTGACAATGTTAATATATAGTGATAAAATGTAACATACACTAACAAATTTATTAAGGAGAGTGTATGTTTATGAAATGTCCACATTGCGGAAACGAATTAAAGGACGATGCAAAATTTTGCGACAAGTGCGGTGCAGGCTTTGGCGGAAACGATTCAACCTCGGCAACCGTAAATCCTGTAAATGCGAAGAAGAAAATTTACAAGCGTTGGTATTTTTGGGTTATTATCGTTGTTGCTATTATGATTGTTGGCGGTGTAAACGGTGCAATTAACGGTAACAGCGGTTCAAACAAATCAAAGCAGGAAACTACTGTTGCAAATCAGAGTTCAGAAAAAGCAACTGAAAAAGCGACAGAAGCACCGACCACAAAAGAAGTTGCAACAGAAAAGCCTACTAAAGACCCGAAGAAGGTTGAAAAAGAATTTAAAGACGGTTGCAAAACAGTCGACTTTAAAACTCTTTCAAGAAACCCTGACAAGTACAAAGGTAATGACTACAAGTTTGAAGGTCAGATTATTCAGGTTCAGGAAGGTTGGGGCGATTCGGTTGACCTGAGAATCAATATAACCAAAGAAGAAAATGAGTATCTTGATGAACCATTGTGGACTGATACAATCTACGCAACTGTAGAAATTCCTGACGGTGCGGACAAACTCCTTGAAGATGATGTAATCACATTCTGGGGAACTTGTGACGGCGACTATACATATGAAACCGTAATGGGCAACAATGTGTCACTTCCGAAAATCGACATCAAATACTACGAACTCAACAACTAAAACAAAAAGCCACTCCAAATGGGGTGGCTGTTCTTTTGCAAAATTTTTAAGCGTACATCATAGCGGTGTGCGCTGTTTTTATGCCTGTTTTTAAAAAATCTAAAATGAAAGGAAGTGGTGAATATGGCGACAAAGGCGGGTGAAATTGAGCTTGATGTCAGGCTTACGGGTGATGATATTTCCAAAACATTGCATAAGATTTCCGATTCAATTACAAAAAAGTTTGATTCGGCATTTTCAAGTCTTTCAAAAGATTTTGAAAATGTAAGCACGGATATGAAACAGTCCTTTTCAAAGGTTTCGGAGGGCGTTTCTCAGAAAACCGAGAAAGAGTTTTCAAACATCAAAGGCAGCAGTGAGCAGTTAAGCAATTCGGTTTCATCTTCGTTTAAGAAAATCGGTACAGCTGTGGTTGCCGCCTTTTCCGTTGCCAAAATCAAGGAGTTCGGTCAGCAGTGCATTGAATCGGCTGCGGAAGTCAATGCGGCAAATTCGCAGTTTGAGCAGACATTCGGTACAATGCAGTCACAGGCAGAATCAGCCATTCAGAGCGTTGCCGATCAAAGCGGTATTCTTGAAACCCGATTACAGGGTGTCGGCACAAGCATTTATGCCTTTGCAAAAACTACGGGTATGGACAGTTCAAGTGCTTTGAGAATGATGCAGGAGGCTTTACAAGTAACAGCCGACAGTGCCGCATATTACGACCGTTCGCTTGAAGACACCGCAGAAAGCCTGAAATCGTTCTTGAAAGGCAACTTTGAAAATGACGCCGCACTCGGTTTGTCCTGTACTGAAACCACACGAAATGCGGCGGCTAATAAGTTGTATGGCAAGTCATTTACGGATTTGTCGGAATCGCAGAAACAGCTCACGCTTTTGCAAATGGTCAAGGACGCTAATCAGCTTTCGGGTGCTATGGGACAGGCAAGCCGTGAAGTAGACGGTTGGGAGAATGTAACGGGCAACCTCAGAGAAAGTTGGAAACAGCTCCTTGCCGTAGTCGGTCAGCCTATTCTTCAGGTGGCAACTCAGGTTGTAAAGCGGTTGAGTTCCGCACTTGCAACTTTAACGGAATATGCCAAAGGTGCGGTTGAATCGCTCTCAAAGGTCTTCGGCTGGGATACAGGCAATAACACCGCAAGCAATATCAAATCTGCGTCCGATTCTGCCAAAAGCCTTACGAATACGGCAGATGACAGTTCAAAGTCACTTGATAATGTTCAGAAAAGTTCCGAAAAAGCAAAGAGAAGTGTTGCGGGCTTTGATAAGCTGAATGTGCTTTCAAGTACCGATAGTTCTTCAAAGTCAGATACATCTTCATCAAAAAGCTCATCGGGCGGACCTGTTGCAAAGAATGTTGTCAAGGACACAAGCAAAAACCTTTCGGGGACATTCAAAAATCTATACGAAAAAAGCGGATTCAAAGGCTTTGTCGAGAATGTACAGAAAGGTATTAACAAGGTTGATTGGTCAGCTATAGGCAAGAACTGCAAGACTGTTTTTGATAATGCTGTTCCAATAGTTCAAAAGGCATTCGGCACAATGCAAAAGGTCGGTTCTGCAAAACTCGGGACAATCGGCTCTGCATTCGGAGCTGTTGCAACAATCGGCGGAAAGTCGTTTCAGACCATTTCAGGCGGTGTTGCTAAGTGGATTTCAAAAGACAGGGAAAAGATTATCGGCTTTATCGACACCATAGGCAACAATCTTACAAACGGCTATAACAACCTTTCAACATTTTTTGATAATTTCGGTACACTTGCAGGTAATGCAATTGACAATGTTCGCCCTCAAATGGAAGAATCAATTTTCAATCTTTTAAGCGGCCTTACAACCTTTGCGGGCTCAGTCGGCGAAGTTGTTTCGGGTGCGTTTTCAACTGCAACCGAAAGCCTTGTTGAATGGACTGAAAATGACGGTGCAACAATCACAGAATTTCTTGAAAATTTACAATTGCAGTTTGCAGATGTGTTTAACTTTATCGGTCAGATTTTCGGAGATATTGGAACAATTATCAGTAATTGGTGGAACGGCAACGGACAGCAGATTTTTCAGAATATCTGCAATATGTTTACCAATATCGGCACAACACTGATGAATGTTTACAATCAATGGATTAAGCCTGCGTGGGATTTTATCGTAGCAATCGTAAAATCAGCTTGGGAAAACTGGCTGAAGCCTGTTTTTGAAGGTGCAATAAACTTCTTCGGCAAGGTTGCAGACTGTGTTTCAATCGTGTGGAATAACTTCCTGTCACCGTTTGTAAACTGGCTTGTCAGTTTTTGGGGACCTATATTTCAGAATGTTTTCAATGCCGTAAAAAGGGTGTTTGATAATGTGTTTACATTTATCGGTGGCTTGGTTACCTCTATACAGAAAACATTCGGCGGTCTTATTGACTTCATTACAGGTGTTTTCTCAGGCGATTGGAAAAAAGCATGGCAGGGTATCTACGACTTCTTCAAAGGTATTTGGGACGGCATTTGTGCCGTGTTTAAGTTTATTATAAACGCTATCATTGACGGCATAAATGCGTTGTGGACGGGCATTTATAATTTCGTTTCGGGTGTTGTTAATTCAATCGGCGGAATTGCGGGTGTTATCGGCGCGGCATTTGGACAGGATTGGAGCTTTTCAATGCCTGAAAATCCGCCTCTTATTCCGAGATTTGAAGAACCCACGGAATCACCGGCACGAAAATTTGCAAAAGGCGGTATTGTTAAGGCTCCGACACTTGCGGTTGTCGGCGATAACGCAGGCGCTAACAGCGGTAACCCTGAGGTTATTTCCCCTCTTAACAAGTTACAGGGTATGCTCGACAATTCGGGCGGTCAGGATACAGTGATTCTCACACAAATTCTTGACCTGCTTAAACACATTTATGAAATGTTCATTATCTTTCGCAATAACGGCGGCAACACTTATTCGTTTACTGCCGAGCTTGAGGGTTCAACGCTTTTTGAAGAAATGATAAGACAGGATGAGCTTTACAGACGCAGACACAACGGTAAATCCGCATTCGCATAAAGGGGGAAATGATATGTCAAATTATAACGGCTATTTGCTTAAATTCGGCAACAACATAATGCCGAATAAGTACATTACCGCATTTTCGTCAACTCCGAATCAGCGACTTGAAACTTCTGCGGAACGAGATCAGAACGGTACGCTTCAAAGGGCAACGCTGCCAAATTACAAAACAAAAATTTCGTTTTCAACTCACATTCTTCATCTTGACGAAAAGATTGATTTTCAGTCGATTATCAACCTCTCAATGGCGAATAAGTTACAGAGAAAGTGCAGGGTAACTTATTGGAACGATGAAACGAACAGCTATTACACCTCTTATTTTTATATTCCCGATATTGAATATACCGTAATGGATGCCGAAAAGAATGATATAACCTATCAGCCGATTACTGTTGAGCTGATTGAGTATTAAGGGGTGATTCTTAAAAATGCTTGTATCTAAAGAAATTGCTGATAAGCTGAAAACAAACACACTTTACAACACCGTTGCCCTGCATTCTCCTGACGGCAGTTTTGAGGATATAACAGGTGAAAGTATCGTGCTTGACAGTTTTTCGCTTGAAAATGAAATCGTTGAAAAAGAATTGAAATTCGGCGGTTGCATAGCCTCTGAAATGAGCGTGAAACTCATTGATTATGATTGCTCGGCTTTGATAGGAAAGACGGTACAGGTCATCATAACGGCAACATATCTTGAATCAGAGTTGTATCCGTCAGATGATTTGTACCCGTCAAATACTCTTATTTGTCCTGCCGAAACAGGAACGGTTGAATGTCCTGTTTTCTACGGTAAAATTCAGTCGGCTCAAAGAGATAAAAAACAGCGTAACATCGTCAAAATCACAGCCTATGACGCTTTTTATGATATGTCAAAGGTGGATATGTCTTTGTGGTTTGCAGGCAAAGAGAACGAGGACGGCAGTTTTGCTTATGGTTATGCGCACTATCAAAAAGACGATAATTTTAAGAACTTTTATTCAATAATCGCAGAATTTGCCAAAGATTATGCAATTACAGGGGTTTCACCGCCGAGCTTATCTGTCTTTAGTGTACCGCTGAAATTTGATGATACCTGCGTGGAAAAGGTTATAAAGGACATTACCTTGTCAGATTTAATCCAAGCTTATGCAGAATTAACTTTGAGCTTTGCCGTTATAGATGCCGACGGAAAAATGCGTTTTAAAAGGCTGTATTCTCAATCTTCCGTTGAAACAATCGATTCGTACAAAGATTTATCCTTTGAAGATTACGAACTTGAGCCTATCCGTATGTACAGTGCTAAGTTTGCTGATAAAAAAGCGTTTTTGTATGGCAACAGTAACGATTTTTCGTGGTATGTTTCCGATAACATTTTGATGAGGTGCAGAACAACAGCAAGTGATATCGGCACAAAATATAATTCTGTTAATTTTTTTGGTGATGTATATAAATACCGCCCGACAAAAATTAAGCTGTTTTCGTATTGGTGGCTTGAGGCAGGCGATAAGTACACAATTAAAACTCCGTTTGAAGATTTGCCGACAATCGAAACATTTGTGTTCAATAAGAAAATGGACGGATTTATAACTGCCCTCACATCAAAGGGCGAAAAACGATTAGGAAAGGAAGTAAAAGAAAATGAACAAATACAATAAAATTGTCTTTGTGAACGGCTCTGCTCCGCCCCTCAATGCCGACAACCTCAACCATATGGACGAGGGGATTGAACAGGCAACAGACGGGGCAATTGCACTTGAAACCGAAATAGCCACGGCAAGAGGCGGTCAAAATTCACTCGGAGCAAGGCTTGATAAAACAGACAAGAGTATTGCCCGAAAGCTCGATTCAATGCCGTTTGACAGCGAGCCAAAAAATAACAGCCCGTGTTATCTCACAAGTGGTACGGTTTACAATGCTCTGCTTGTTAAAGCCGATAAAACCGCCTTGGCGACTAAATACGATTCGTCAAATATCGAACTCGGCACAGCTACTCTTACTCCGTACTCTACTCAGATTGATAAAATAAAATC